GTACCGATAATAATAGATTAAACGCAAGGGCGGATTGTTCCAAACGGGACATGAAACAGATAGAGGGTTAGCAGTTAACCCAGTGTGAGTTCAAAGTCCACGAAAAGAGAGTAATGGTATTATATACTATGAAATTTTAAACTGTTATACCAAAGTTACCTGTTTCTAACAACAATTTTGTTAATGAAATTAATAAAAGCAAAGGAAACAATGTTTCAGGTCCAAAACCTATTACAAACAATGTTGCTAAACCAAATTATAAAAACAACATTGTATTCAAACAATGTTATAAAATAAACAATGTTGGTCTTGATGTGACATGGACATCAACAATGTTTGCAAACAATGTTTAAAAATAAACTTTGTTTGTTGGCACATAAGTGCAACCTTTATAATTTGTTTGCGTTAAAGAATGTAAATTAAATAACTATGGAAACACAACAATTTAAAATAGAATACAGATTACTATTGAAAGATGGTAGTTACATGGAAACAACAACCTATGTTGCCGCTAAAGATAAAGAAACAGCACTAACTAAGTTAGTTTTATGGAGAAAAACACAATCACCAGAGTTTGATGATATTGGATATTTTAATGTAGAACAAGGTTATAATATAGTTGTATAAAATTTAAAATAAATGAATACACTTAAACTAACAACACCTGTTGAGAACGATGTAGTTTTCAAAAAAGAAATGATTTTCAAATATATTAATTTACTATTTGAATTAGAAAGAAAGTTTGGTTTGATTAATCTAGATAGTTTATTCAAAAGAGATAGTGAAGATAATATTGAAGTAATTAAAATAAGAGTTACAACAGAGTTTGCTCACTTATCAGGTTTCATTGAACCAAAAAATACTTACAAAGATTGGTTGAGAATTGAAAGTAATTTATTATCTTTGTTAAACTTATCATTAGTTGAACTAAATGAGTTGTTTGAAGACGACCCACAGGATTTAGTTAAAGATGATATTAAACAATTAATTAGTCAGTTTAAGAATTTAAATGAATAGTATTTATGAATAACCAAACTAGTAAATTAGAAATTGAAGATATTCAAACTTTATTAGATAATATGTTTTTTAATGTAGAAACTAGATTAAATGCAAGTACAGGTAATTATGTTTATCTTTCTGTTAATTATAAAGGTGAATATTTTGTTAAATACAATAATCATATCGGAACGTATAGTTTCACAACAACCAACCTAGAAGTTGCAGTAAATAAATTTAATAATTACTTAATTTAATAGTAGAAATGGAAAAATTTAGATTAATGTTACGTGAAAGTCTTATAGTGATATTTTGTATATTTATTGGTTATTGTATTGCTAAATATATTCACAATGATTTTAACCCTACAACAACTGAAAAACATTGTGGTACTATCATTAGTAAATCAAATGATGAAGTTGCAATAAAACATGGCAGTATGACTCAACTGTTTTTAAATATTCAGTTTGATAAAAAAGGTTTTGAATCAGTTGAAGTTGAACCTACAACCTACTTTAAGTATAAAGTTGGTGAACGTATTTGTATTGATTTCCAGAAAAATGAAGCGTTTATAGGTATTGGTTTTATTGCATCTTGGTTATTAATAATCGTTGTTGCTTATTTCTTTATATGTTGGTTATTTGGATTTATTAAATTTTAAATGGAAATGGATAAAATTAATTTTAAAATATACGATGATGAAGTGAATGTATCAGTAGAAATTACTGAAGAAAAGAAACAACTAATTGTTGATAGAATTTTACAATATTGTAAAGAATATAATTGTGTTAGTGGTGAAACATTGCATCAAAATGATAATTGTATTATTTACGCTCCTGTTGTTTTATCAGACATAATTGATGATATTCTTAAATTTGATGTTACTTATGAAGAATAATATAATTGGTATTGAACCAATTCCACCAGCAGTGATTAAAGATTATGTTTGTAATCATCACGAACACAATCCACCGCAACATTTGTACATACCAGCAGGTAAAAGTTATAAACACGTTTGTCCAGCTTGTGGAAAAGAAACAGTTGTAAGTAGTTTAAACATAATGTTTTAAGTTATGCAAACAAATTTATTTGAAAACTGTGAAGTAAATGTGGAAAATGTTTCTAGGTTTACTTTAATTAAACAAATTGAGTTAATCAATGAACATATTATAAAGCTTGAAAATAAGAAATCAACTCTTAAACAAGCTAAAAGAATATTGGTTTTTGATAAACTAATAGAAGAATTAAAAGAAGAAGGAAATAAATTATATTTTAAATTAAACTAATAAAATTATGGACTTAACAGAATTGTTTAAATGATAAAATTTATAATTACCAACCTAGTTGCTGTAATATTTCTATCAATATATAATATTGCAGGTTTGTTCGGTATATTTATTGCAATGATTAAAAACTTAGCTGAAGTAATAATAGCTTTATTTGAGAATCTAACTGATTTGATTATACTTAATTTCGTAACTTATTACGAATATATTGAACAAATGAAAAAAATTGATAAAAAGTGAAAAACTTTATGTTTTGTTTGCGTTAAAGATTATGTCCTAAAAACTATACAAATTATTAAAATTTATACAGTTAATTTTATAAAAGGTTTGGAACACATCCCTTACTTTTATTGGGTTGAACAATAACCCACTATCAATTATCTTACTAACGTAAGAATCAAAGACTACTTTTAAATAAAATGTATTTTAAAAAGATAGAATTAACATAAAATGGTTAGTAATTGTTAATTCTATCCCCAACAATGAAGTCTATTCATTAGTTGTACCATTTAATTTAAATAGTAAAAAAGTATTAAAATAATTTGATATTATAAAATAAAATTAATAGATTCGTATTCTATATAAACAAATAATAAAAACATTATGCAAGAATATTATAAATGTAAATCTGATGAATATAGTACTTTTACAAAAGGAAAAATATATTCAATTGAATCAATCGGTAAATATTTAACAATTAATCCAGAAGATTGGTCACCAGCATTACCATTCCCTGAAATTAAAGAAATCTTAGATTGTATTGAAAATGGTACAAATAAAACTAAGATTGTTAAAGCGTTAAAACAGTGGTCTAAGACTAGAAAATAAAAAATGAAAAAATCAGATATTTTAAAAAATTACAGGTTAACCAAGCTTGATGAAAATACGGTTTTCATCAGTAATTCACATTTTGACTTTGCTTTTACTAGAGCCGATTCAATTGTTAAAGATGAATTTAAAGGACAATACAGGTATGTTGGTGGTTTACAATGTAATTATCATAAAGAATCACCTGAATATAAAAACCTGGAAAATTGGTTGTGCGAGATTGCTGAATTTGTTTTAAACATTAAACGTAAATAAATATGCAAGAAGAAAAACTAATTTCGATTTTACAAGATGTTGCTTTAGGAACTTTAACTGTTATTGAAGCAAAAGAAATAATAACTGAATTATATCCTTCTAAAGAGTACCCTTTTAGATTTGAATATATAGATAAATTCGGTAATGAAAGATATAAAATTGTTAAAGCCTTTTCTGAAGAAGAAGCTGTGATTATATTTAGAACATTTATCAACAACAAATAAAAGATTAGTTAAAATAAACAAAATAAGTTTGATTTAATACAACCTTTATCTTAAAATTACGTTAAAATATTTATGTTAAAAATTCAATTACCAAGAACTGTTCGTTTAATATTAGAAAACGGTTCTTTTGGTTCAAAGAAAGAACCTAATAATAAATCAATCAACAAAGATTTGCTTGAGATTCAAGAAAAATTTAAAAAGTTAAACTATAAACTTTAGAATATTATGTTGTATAAAAGAACAAAAACTGGTGCTGTTCAAGTTTGGTCAGTTGAAGTAGAAGAAAACAAATTCAGAACTGTTGAAGGTCAACTTAATGGTAAAATGACAACTAGCGAATGGACAACTTGTGTTGGTAAGAATATAGGTAAGACTAATGAAACTAGTCCAGAACAACAAGCTATTCTTGAAGCCAAAGCTAAAGAAGTTAAGAAACTTGAATCAGGTTATGTTGTTGACATTAACACTATTGATACAGCAAAGGCTGAGTTAATTTCACCAATGTTAGCTGAAAAGTTTGAGAAAAACTACGTTACTGGTCAAGAAGCGATGTATTATTCTCAACCAAAATTAGATGGAATGAGAATGGAAACAACTGTTAATGGAACGTTTTCAAGAAACGGTAAACCTGTTGTTTCAGTACCTCATTTGGATTTAGAACTTTCTAAGTTTTTTGAAGAATTCGGTGAAGAAATTGTGGTTGATGGTGAAATTTACAATCACGAACTGAAAGCTGATTTTAATAAATTAATTTCTTATGCTAAGAAAACTAAACCAACTGCTGATGATTTAGTTAATTCTGAAAAGTATCTTCAATATCATATTTATGATATGCAGTTTAAAGATAAACCTAATATTAGTTTTGACGAAAGATTTTTATTATTATCTAATTTCTTTGATAACAACAACTTTAAGTATCTTAAGTTAGTTGAAACAATTATCGTAAACGATGATGCACATTTAGATGAATTATACACTAAATACCTTGAAGAAGGTTATGAAGGTCAGATGGTTAGATTAGTAATGTCTAAATATGAAAACAACAGAACCAAGTCTTTACTTAAAAGAAAAGAGTTCATTGACGAGGAATTTATTATTACTGATATTTCTGAAGGTACGGGAAATAGAAGTGGAATGATGGGAAGAATTCATTTGGTTGATAAAGATGGTATACACTTTGAATCTGGTTGTCGTGGTAATCATGATTATTATAAAGAACTGTTAATTAATAAACATTTATATATTAATAAGACTGCAACTTGCAGATACCAGGGACGCACACCAGATTTAAGTTACAGATTCCCTGTTGTAATTCAAATAGCTAGAGAGGAATATGAATAAAATAACTAATATTTCTTTTGCATTTATAAATTTAATCATTTACATTTGCACAGTAATCAAGTAATAACAATTTAAATCAATTAAAAATGTCTTCAGTAGAAGTATTGGATTATCCACAAGTAACAGAACAAGTTTCATTAAAAGTAGAACAGGAATCTATGTCAGAGAAAACAACAAAACCAATGATTGACCCAGCAAGGGTTAAAACGTTAGACCCATTAGCAAAAGCTATTTGGCAAAAAATTGCACCAAGAGATGGAACATTAGCTTTATATGGTGACGTAGGTGAAACTAAGTCAGCGACTTTTACAGCAATGTGTGAACATTTAGGTATTAAATACATTCGTAAAGATTTAGCTACTATGGATGAATCTGATTTATCAGGTATTCCAAACAAAAGAGTTAGTCAAAAAACTAATTTGTCTTATGTAGAAAATTTATTACCTCAATATATTGTTGATGCAATTGAATCAGAAGTGCCTGTATTAATTGTATTTGAAGAGGTTAATAGATGTAATCCTTACACTAGAGCGGCTTCTTTAGGTGTAATTAATGAGAAAATTGTAAGTAATGTTTTATTACCTGACCATGTTTACATTGCTGCCGCATTAAATATTGGTGATGCTTATGAAGCTGAGATTGAAGATTTAGGTCTTGCAATGAAAAACAGATTTATTTGGCAGAACTTTAAAATCTCAACAGATAGTTGGATTGATAGATATGCACAAGATAATGTACATCCTTATATTGTAGCATATTTAAAAGCTAACCCAGAAAAAGCTAAATTCTCTGAAAGAAGAGATATTAAAGGTGATGAATTAGCATTTGAAACATTCAGAACCTGGACCTTCTTAAGTTCATATTTAAAACAATTTGATACTTTGGATGAAGTTATTGATGCTGTTAGAGGTAGTAAACACGTTAGAAAATCAGGTAAAACTGAATACTATGGTGGTGCTGAGTGTTATGTAGGTCAATCAGAAAAAAGTGCGTTCTTAACATTCCTTGAGAATATGAAAACGGTTACACCTGATAATGTATTGAATGAGTTCCCTAGATATGAATCAATCATTCAAAATATGGCAAGTACTGAAAGATTTCAAATCTTAGAACACTTTAAAGGTACCACAATAAATCATTATGATTTAAATAACCTTAAACCTAATCAATATGATAATCTTAAAAAATTCATGTTGAAATACATTGACGCTGATGTGTTGGTTGGTTTTATTGATGAAGTTACAATGAAATTAATGAAAGGTTTAACACCTGCTGAAATTAAAAAACTAGGGTTTATTAAATTCCTTAGAGACCCTGATTTAGCTGAAAGAAAAAACCAAGTTGTTGGTGTTTATAAATCATCAATTGGTAAAAACATGATTAACTAAATCAGTTTTTAAATTTTAAAAAAGTTTCGTTATTTTGATAAATTATTTATTGAATAACGAAACTTTTTTATTTTGTTTGCGTTTGAATGTTAAAGATAAAATAACTAATATCATGTTAAAACTAGAAAAAGGTACTGAACTATATGATTACTCTGGTAAGAAATATATAGTTTCAAAAGTAGGTAAGAAGTATTTTGAAGTTGAAGGATTAAGAAATAACTTTGTTATTGAAACCTTAAGGGAAAATAGTATTTCAGGTTCAGCTAAAACTTTAGCTGATAAGAAAACTGTTTTTGAAAGGTTGGAACGAAATGAAATTGAAAAAATGATTTCTATTAAAATGTCAAGTTATAGGGATTCATCACTATCTTTACAACAACTTAGGTTAATCCGAAATATTATTGAAGAAAAACCAACCTTGGAAGAATATCTTAGAAGTAAAGTTAATGTACTAGAATCAGCACTTGATTACGCTATTGCTACTGATACAGTTAGAATGTGGCTTGACATGTATAATGATACTTATTTAAAACCTAAAGATGTTTAATATTATGTCACATAACATTGAAAATTTAAAAATGTTATCAAAATATTTTAATCAATTAGATGATAATAATTTTGATTTAACAAAAGTAATGTATTTAGGATTTGATAATGATTATAGTTATTTTAGAGATTTTATTCAAAAAAATAAAATAGAACTAAAAAATGAAGAAAAAGGTATAATTTATGATATTATATTTATCATTTGGATTGAGAATTTCACTGGTTTAAAATATGTCAAAGATAAGGAGGTATATTGTTGGCTGTTCGACCATTACTGGGCTTCCTTTAATAATAAAAAAACCGACCCAACACCACAAGGTATTAGTAAAAGAATTGATTGGTTTTTAGAATTTGGTTTACCTGATGATTATAGTAAACAAATGATAGGCGAAACAGAATTATGTTATATTTCTAAAAATATTTGAGTTATGTGGACAGAAAATCATCTTCCTAACATGTTTAGTGCCACTTTTGTCTTGGGTGATTACAAATTTAGATTTTGTAAACATATTCTAAGTAAAAAGAAATCTAGTAGTTATATTGAAATTACTGATTACGGTATAAAACCTGAAAATGAACATGATACTAGAATCATGATTAATTTAATCCCACCTTATCTACTTAAAGATAATAAAAGATTAAAAGAAAAAAATAAACAAAACATTGCAGAACTCAAAGAATTTTGTAAATTTGTTCTAAAAGAACTTGAATAATTATGAGTAAATTTGAATTATTCCTTTTAAGTAAAGGGTATAAAAAATATAAAGAACATAAACAAGAATTATTATCTGTAGATGATAATGAATATGAAATATCAAGTATGAGTAATATGTGTTATGTTTACCTTAAAGATGATAAAAGGATAACTTTTGGATTATGTACTCATGACAGACCACCAACTATTATTGGACCAAGACCGTCCATAGAAAGTAAACGCCTAAGAAGTGATGGGTCTATCACAATCCAATCAGAAATATTAGATGATAACGTTAATTATCTAATAATGAACACTGATTATGAAAAGATACTAGAAGCAATGTTTGATAAAACAATTTGTTTTAATATTGATTTAACTAAAGAATAGTAATGTACATATCAAACATAGTAACCAACAACAAAAATGATTTGTTGCTTAATAAAGTCATTCCAGAATATATTAATATTGTTGACTACTCAAATATTAATAATATAGATATTAATATACCAACTTTATACATTGGTTACACTGATATTATTATGCATGACATCCTTAAATTAGAAGGTGAACAAATATTTAATAACCAAGTAGATAGTAACACATGGTGGACATATTCAAAACAAGAAAGATTATCAACGTTTCATGATGTTGTTGATATGTTTTGTTTAAATTCACCTAAATATTATTTCTATAATAAAGAAAGATTTGTTTATAAACCATTTCATTATTTGTTTGATTCATCAAATGAATTTATTGTGGAAGATGTTATTAAAGTTTACAACAACAAAAGAAGTGTCTTTTGTTTAATGAACGATAGTAAAACCATCTATGGGTTTGATAAAAATTATTTTTATTATATTAATAGATTGGATTTAATTAAAAATATATTATCTTTGGATAATGTTTACGATGACAAGGATTATGTGTTGTTGAATCAATACCAACAATTGATGCCTTGTATGTTTGAAACAATTGAAAAATATTTGGTAAGTTTAGATTAAGTTATGATAATACAATACGATTTAACTGATGTTTTTAAAATCATACTAAACAAATTAAGTTTTGGTTTATATAGATTACCTGTTCAAGAAATACAAATAACAGATTCTGGTAATTTACGAGTTGACCAAATTTATTTTCAGAATTTCTTTGATGATAAGTCATTTACTGAAAAACCTGGTTGGTTAAATTCTGTAGACCACGAACATCAAAGAGAATTACGTGATACTTGGGAACAAGGTATTAAAACAGGTATTCAAGTTGGTTTAGAATCTGCATCCTTAGAAGGGCAAAGAATTGAACTAACAAATAACACAACCAATCCAAGACATGTTGAGTTTCTTCAAAAACATTACGCTTTATGTACTGAATATAATGTTGCTATCCAATATCATCCTAAACTTGGTTTAGTTATTATTAATCAAAAACCAGACTATTTATAATAAATTATTATATCATGCTTAAACAATTAATATTTTCATTATTTTTATTACTAACTTTATCAACTTGTGGTCCAAAGGTTGTTATTGGTGTGGTATCAGATGTCCAATTTTCTGAACGTGATAAAGTTTACAAAATCACAGCTTTAACTCCAAAGGGAACTGTTTTGTTTAACAGTCGAAACAATCACCAACTAAAAGATTCTATTCTGGTTAAGGACTATAAGAAATATCTTAAAAGAAATTATAAACCTGCAAAGAAGTAATAATTGTAAAAATAACGTTAGATTTTAAAATATTTAACGTTATTTTTTTGTTTTAATGAAACCTTTTGTTTAGGTTTGCGTTGTAGTATCTATGTTTAACAATTTAAAATAATAAGTAAAATGAAAAAAAGAAAACCGATTGAGTATGTTGTTTTTATAACAACAACTAATAAAGATGATAAAGCAGAAGGTGAACCGGGATTTTATAATGGAACTAATTATGATGCTTTATATAAATTTGAATTTAAAGTTAATAGTGGAGTTGAAATGTCAGTTATTAATGAAGCTTTAGTTTATTTCTACGAGAAATTCTGGACCAACTCAACAAATAATACAGATTTGTTTGAACAAGAATTAGATAAATTTAAAAAAGGTTTGGATAAACTTCAATCTGAAACTTACTGTAATGCCTTTCCAGATAAATACGAAATTATTAAAAATTTTGAATCAGAACTAAGACAACAATTATCATGTAATGATAAAACTGTAGATGAATTTAAAAGATTAAACATTGATAATAAAATAAATTATCTAAGTGATTTAGGTTGTAATCTTGATTATTTTGTTGTACCAAAGAAATTTATTAATAAATTTGAAACTATTGAGATAAATTATCTATGACCTTCAGTTTATCACCAAAAGAGCAAGAAGCCTTAGCAGAATTTAAAGCTAAGGCTTTAAAGAAATATAAAAAGAAAGGTAAACCTATTTCTTTTACAATTATGTTCACGCCAACAGCAATAGGAAATGTTGTTGAAGTGAAAAGTTCGGCTTCGGATGAAATTAAGGACATAACTGATTACAACACATGGTAGATATTAAAGTATTTGTAACTTACGAAGTTTGGAAAGATAGAACTATCAAACAATTTACCAAAACAGATGTTCTTTCAGTTGAAACTGATACAGATTCTATTAATAACCTAGTAAACCAAATAAGATATTATTTCAAAGATGATGTTAAAGAACCAAACATTTATAATTGGAAAGTAAACATCATTGAAATAGTAACAGGTAAGTTGGATAACTTTACTTTAGAAGATTTAAATAAATTAGAAATATTATTGTAAAAAAACGCAACCTTTATGTTTTGTTTGCGTTAAAGAGTGTATAAACCAAAACCACTAAGTAAAATGAGAACTATATTAATTATTGTTTTAGGTATTATCATTGTATGCATGTACTTAAAGATAGAAGTAAAAGTGAACAAAGATTCAAAAGAATATAAAACGGCTGTTGACACAACTCAGAAAGTTGTTAATAAATTATTTGATTCTATAAAATAGTAAACTATGAAAATTAAAGAATGTGTAGTAATTGATTCATGGTTATTTAATCGTTTAATAGAAGAATTAAATAATTCAGATAATGACGATTTAGCTTGTACTTTACGTATAGAATCAAAACCGTTAGAACCAATCATAAGAGATGCTTATAACGCAGGTAATGATTGGAATGAAGATATTGAAGGTTATTTGAATAATAAAGAAATATGAAAAACACAGAAAAGTATCCAGAACTATTAAAATTAGTTGATTTATCAGATAGTGACATAACAATAAGTCAACAATTCTTCCCTAAATATTTAAATTTAAATGATTTATCTAAAGTAGAAGCGTTTGAATTAGGTATTATAGCAACTGAATTTGTTTATAACATAAGGACTTTGAAAGAAAGATTAGCTGAAGCTGATAAAGTTAAATATAAGGTTTCAACTAATAATTATGTACTTAAGAAATTAACAACATATCCAGGTTTGATTGATTTCTTAATTAAAGAACTTGAAAATTCGTTTAATAATTTATCTGAGTTAGAAAAATATGAATATGTTAAAACGAACCCTTTCAGTTATTTTAAACCAATTAAAGATGATAAAGTAGCTGTTAGAAGACAAAAACTAATGTTTAATCTAATTAATTTTGAAAAGTAATATGAATAACCGAATTAACAAAAATTTCCATAGAGACATAATTTATTGGGAAGAAGATGGTGGTACTTGTTTTGAAATAAGAACTGAACCTAAAGAGGAAAAATTATCTTGGTTTAAACGTTTATTGAAAATATGCAAGAAAATTACCAAATAATAGCTAACGAAGATAGGTTACAACAATTTATTGATTGGTTACCTGATTTAAAACCAAATGAAACATTTTATGTTTGTTTACTATCAAGAAAGAAATATTGTCCGGAATTAAAACATATTAAGTCTGATAAAGGACAACTAAAAAGATTTACAACAACCAAAGAACGTTTAATTGAAAAATTAAAACAATTGGAAATACCTTTGGATAGCTACAAACAAGATGATAGTCCAATACCGACTCACGCAATTGCTTGTTATATAACAGTAAACCCACGTTGTAACAAGAAAGCTTTACAGTTGATGTTAAAGAAAGGTCTTGATTTATTAATCGCTAATGACAATAGATTTAATCTTCACCAAGAAGCCATTTCTTGCGTACAAAAAGCAAAGAGTTATACGTTTGTTTTAGACTTTGACATAGATATTGATAAAGAATTATTTAAAGAACTTGATATTGAAAATAAAGTTCTTGAATATGTAAACAAAGAAGCAGTTAGTTGGTTGGAAACAAGAGGCGGTTTTCATTTGTTGATTAAACCAGATTTGGTTTCTGATAAACATAAGAAATCTTTTTACAATAATATAGTAAAAAATATACCTTATATTGATAAGGTAAGTGACCACAATCTTATACCAATACCTGGAACTTATCAAGGTGGTTTTGAACCTTTGTTAAAAAATAACTAAATATTTAGGTTTATTTAAACCTTTTAACTAATTTTACGTTCAAGTTATTAAATATATTAAAACCAACTAACTATGTTACAAGAAAAAGAATTTATATTATTAAGGTATGGTAGATTACAAGGTCACTGTTCACCAAAAGGTTATAGAACAAATAAATATTTTGAATCTATTGAAATAACCAATACTGATTTACATTATAATAAAACATACAATTTTGTTTATAATGTTGAAGAGCAAACAAAATTATTATCTGAAGGTAAGCCGTGTTATTATACTGATAAAAGATTTGAAGAAGGGTATCGTTATAATTTTTATAAATCATGTTATTTGAAATGGACAAGATATAAACGTAATATAACCCTTAAATCAGCTATTAGATTAGTTAATAATGTAAAAGGTTTACCAGAAGGTACTATTATTAAATTTGATACAGGAACTTATCTTAAAGGAAAAAATTTTAGTTTATCTTATCTTTATAAAACAAAAAAAGAAATACCAATCAATATTGAATATCAAATAACTAAAGAAGGTTTTTATAAACAATTTGATACTTGTAAATATTCTCAAGAACTAACTAATCTATTAAGAGAGAAGGGTTTTTTAGTTCAAGTATTTGAAAATAACCCTAATAAGTTAATTGATGAATGTGATGGTCAAATAGCTATCGCATACGGTCACGGTTTAAGAGTTGGTATTTCTTCCGAAAGAAATGAATTCTATGGTTACAGTAATGGTTGTAATAATGTATTATTTGAATTAGAAGAAGATTTCAATAAATGGTCACAGTGCCAAGAAATCTCAAAAGATTTATCACCAAAAGAAGTTGTAGAATTATTAATCAATTATAAACAATAAAACAAATGAGTATTCTCAAAAACAATTTAACTCAGTATCTTTTTATTGATATTGAAACTGTATCAAATTACAAGGATTTTGATACTTTCTATGAAACAGACCCAAGACTTGCTGAACTTTGGTTGAAGAAGTCTAAAAAGTTCTATGAACTACCTGAATATAAAGATGCCGTTGATGCTGACGATAAAGTATATTTTGATAAGAGTAGTATCTACCCTGAATTTGGTAGAATTATTGCAATCACTTTAGGTTTCTTTGATGCAGAAATGAATAAAAGGCTTAAAGTTATTACTTCAGATAATGAACTTGAAATTATTACAGAGTTTAAAAGCTTGATTGATAATAAAACCTTCGCAAACAAAATTCTGTTTGGACACAACATTGGTTCGTTTGATGTACCTTACATTGCTAAGAAGTTTATTTTCAATGGTTTCAATATACCTAAAAAAATAAACACAGTTGGTCTTAAACCTTGGGAACTAGGTGCGGTTTTGTTTGATACTATGGAGACATTCAAACTAGGTTCTTATGAAGTTATGTCTTTTGACTTATTGACCGCAATGCTTGGAGTTGAATCACCAAAACAAGGGATAGATGGTTCACAAGTTAATAAAGTGTATTACAACGAACCAAATGGTATCGAAAGAATCCTTGAATATAACAAGAACGATGTTAATGCTTTAATGGAAGTTGCAATTAAGTTGGATGGGTTAGTTGATTTGGTTTAAGATTAATTAACTATCTTAATAAAAACCTTATCTATTAATTTAGGTAAGGTTTATTCATTTTAATGTAACCTTATTATTTTGTTTGCGTTAAAGATAATATGTTAAACAATTAAAATTAAATAAAAATGAATGTAATATTCTCTGTTGATTGTAAAATAGATAATTCAGAAGAATTTATAACTAAATTATGTGAAATTCGTAAATACCGTTATAATACTGAAAATATGGATGTAGTTAATAATGTATTTCTATATACCGTTAGTGATAATATTAAAATATTTTCTTATTATAATAAAAATCATCCTCAAAAAAAAAATTAATTTAAATGAAGGATTGAAATTAATTAAAAAAGATTTTAATAAAAAAGATAAACTTATTTTAATAGGTCATTTCAATGAACCGATTAACTTATCAGGTTTTAAAGATGTTGAAATTTGTTTTGTAGGTAATGAACCTATTATTAAAAAAATAAACAAAACATCCAAGTTAAAATTAGCTAAATATATCTTAAACAATTAAAATTAAATAAAAGATGAATATTGAAAATTTCAAATTATATATAAAACAATTAAGTAATGATGAACTATATGATGAGTTCACATATTACAAGTATAAACATAATTTAGCTTATCGTACAGTTGAAGAATCTATTAGAAAAAGAAATTTTTCTTATGTTGACTTGCAAAAAGTTTGGTTAAAAACAAAAGATATTCAATCCAAACGTTATGTTTCAATTAAAGAATTTATTGATTTATTTACCAGACAGATTAAAACTAGTTTAATTTGGATAAAAGATTATAAATTAAGACTTAAAATAGTTAAAGACGAATTATCACTTAGAAATAATGGCAAAGCAAAATAGAAAAACAAAAGAATCTGTTATAAATTACGGAAAGATTAAACGTGATTTGTTAATCAGGGATACAGGTTTAGATAGTAGATTTACTACCAAGGTTCAGACAATGAATCATCATAAGAAACCTAAATACAAGGATAGGTTTGATGAAGAATAAAAAATAAAACCTCTGCAAATTTAATGTAGAGGTTTTTTGTTGATTTAGAAAATATATTTTAATATTTTTTGCAATAAACTTATTTTTTTATTTTGTTTACGTTTAAATATAAAAATATTATTGGTTCTATAACTTACTGATATCAATTTATCGTATTGGAATTCAGTAAATAATACTATTTCATCTGTTGAATCAATATATCTAGTATTGTATATCTTAAGTTTCATCTTTCAAAAACATTTAGTTTGTTAATAATATTTTTCATTCTTTTTGGGATATAAAAATATCTATTCGTGAATTTTTCTCGAATAAAAAGAAGTCCGCCTGATTCATCATCAACATGAAAACCAATATTATGTATTTTAAGTTTCATCTTGCGTATAAGATTAAACAATTAAAATATTCCATTTCAGTTAACATATCTAAATCAAATATTTCAAATGATTGTAAATTTACACTATAATTATTTATGTCAAGTTTCATCTTCTTTTATAAATTAATAATTCATTAAATAATTCAGATTTAATATCTGAATATAAATTATGTAAATCAAATTTATAATTGGTCCAATTCCATACATAAACTCTCATATATAACTAAACATTTTTCTTATAGTAACCTAATTTTCTATCAACATATTTAATTGATTGTTGAACAGTTTCTTTTTGGTTTTCTAAGTTGCACCTATTTGCTAATTGATACTCCAAATCTTTTCTAACTTCTGTTAAAATATGTAACTTAGCTTTTGTTGCTATCTTTAGTTTAACTTCATCAGAAACTTTGTGTTTTGGTGATGTTTCATCGCTTCTGTTGAACGATAACCCGTCAGCAATATCATCCATCAAAAAGTTTATATGTTCGTCTAATTGATTAATTAATGGGTTCTTTGGGAATGTTTTGTTAAGTTCGTATAAAACTGTAACTATAGTTTTGATTCTTGATTCAATTTGCTTGATATTCTTCATGGGTTAGTTGTTTTATCTTGTTAAATATAGGCTCTACGACCTATAAAGTATATTTATCGGCTGTAGAACCTATAAAAAGGTTTGTGTTAAATTAGTTTAGTATTTGTAATTTACCAATCACTACTACCACTTGAACCACTATCGTAAGAACTACTATCACTTTGATAAGAACTACCAGAATCATGACTTGGTGAGTAATCGTGATGAAAATGATTACTATCAGAATGTGATGGACTATAATCGTGATTATTATGTCTTGAATATTCTACATCATGATTTGTTGTTCTGCTATAATCATCACAATGATTATGTTTTGGTTTGTTATCATCAGTATTTAACCAATAATTATTCAATATATCTGAATCAGATTGGTTTATAATTGAACTTACTGAATGATTGTAATTATCATCTGTTTTGGTTTGTTGCCTTGCTAATTCCGTTACAAAAGGTATATTTCTATGTAAAGCAATGTCTTGTGTTTCGTTAGGAACAACTCTAGCAACATATTTAGTCGGTTTTTGTTCCTTAGCAGGAGTGATAATAGTTTCTTTCTTATTATTAGAAAACAAACTTTTGATATATCTGAAAATTCTTAGCATATTTTAACTTTTTGTTTTAGTTTCTGTTACAATTTTTACTTCTTTAAGAAAAGCTGTTGGTCCACTGTATTCATCATTATCAATTTCGATGTCAAATATAACAAATTCTGGTAAGTTATCCAAACCTGTTTCATATAAATGATTTAAAATTATTTTATTAACCTCATCAACTGATAAAGTTATTATTTGAGATTTAGTTACTTGCATTATTATTTCTTATATTCAACTTGAACTTTATAACATTCAACACCTGGTCCAAAACCAAAATTTTTAACATGAAAATAAACTTTTTCTTTTGGTACAAAACCTTCTTTAAGTAAGAAAGATTCCACAAGTCTATTAACATCTTCTATTGTTAATGTTACTTCTGATTTAGAATTTTCCATATTAAACTAATCCAATTAATTTTTTATATTCACCAGCTGTTAACAAACCTTCTCTGTTATTATCAACCAATTTAACTTTAACAATCCAGTTCTCGTAAGGATTTTCATTAATTAAACTAGGATTATCCAATATATTTTGGTTAATCTCAATAATTACACCTGAAATAGGTAAGAATAAATCAGAAACTGTTTTAACTGCTTCCACAATACCGAATTGTTCGTTTGCTTGAATCAATTGGTTTAAAGGTTTTTCAATTTCAACAAACACAATATCACCAAGTTCTTTTGAAGCAAAACTAGTAATACCGATTGTTGCTGTGTTATCTGTATCAAAATAAACAAACTCATGCTCTTTTGAATATAATAGGTTTTCTGGAATTATCATGGTTATTCTTTTATTAATTTAATGGTTTGTTTAAGTGCTTCTTCAAAAGAATCAGATTCTTCTACAAAATGATACCTTGGTTGTTCAACATTATTTGTGATATCTTCAAAGTTCATAAGTACCACATACCAAAGCATGTGTAGTGGATTTTGACCAGCTTCTGAAACAAACCAGCCTTTAGGAATTTCTGTCATATTTATTTGATTTTTAAATAATAACCTAGAGTGGAGTCGAACCCACAAGACCACTCCTGCCACTACCTTAGTTTATTTCTGAGTCGAACAGATTGCATGTCTAGGTTATCTGTGAGAACTATTTACGATTATAAACCTTAACTATTTTAAAATCACCTTCGTATTTAAATTCTTCTGAATTAATGTTAGAATTTAAATATTCAGCAGCTTCTTTATAACTAGTATAACCTGATTTTAATATTCTTGTGCTAAAGTCATTACCGATTTGAAACTTAGCACCACCTCTACCATTTTGCATTACAGCTCTACTTTCAGAAACAATTAAATATGTTTCATTTAGATTTGAGGTGTCAACAAAATTATTACTATGACTAGCGAAAGGTATAAATTGTTTAGTGGTAGTTGTTTCTTGTTCTTCAGAAACTTCATCATCAGGATTTAAGTTATTGAAAGTTTCAATTTCTTCTTCTTGAACTTGTTCAATAGTTTTTTGTTCTAATTGTTCAGTTATGTACTCAAGCACAATATCTTCAATTTTAAGATAATTATATTTATCATTAAGTTTACCTTCATTTTCAAGATAATCTTCTAAACAACCAACTAAGTTTTGTTTTAGTTCTTCTAATGTTGTTCCTATTGAAAATAATGCAAAATTACCTTCATCAACCAATGAACCTTGATAATTACCTGGTTCATTATGTGTTAAATTAATTCTTAAAATAACAGTTGCAGGTTTAATAGATTTTCTATTATCTACTACTTCAACCATGAAATCATCTGGACCAATAGGTGGATTGTTTTTTGAAGGACCTAAAATAGGTTCTTTGTTATCTGTTGATACTTTAGGTTGTGAAACTTTTTTAACTGTCGTTGCTGTCGCTTTTGAGGAAGGTTTGTTCATTTTCTTGATTATTTAATTGATTCTACAAATATAACTTCTTTAACGCAAATAAACTAATTATGTTGCAAAAATGTTTAGTTTATTTACATCTAAAATGTAAAATATTTCACTGGTACCATTTATCGTTAGTGCATTATAAACTCTGGAATGAATAAACCTAGTATTAGTTAGGTTCTTAATGTTTAGTTTCATATTATATAAATTGTTATTTCGTTAATCCAGCGTTCAATAACTATATTACGATTATTTACTAAAAGGTTACTAATAGCACTGAATTGGAAGTAATAGCCGTTATTATCAATTTTAAGTTTCATCTTGCGTAAATTAATATTATGTTTCTATTTTTATTTAAAGTACCGTTTCGATTTACTAAATACCAATAAGTATCAGTATATTTGAAATTAGTAATACCTTGTTTCCAAAGTTGTTCTACTTTAAGTTTCATCTTCCGTATGTTCTAAGTGAATTTGTAATATTAATTAATTTAAAAGGATATTCACTATAACCTCTAACTAATATCTGAGTAACCATGTTGTCAAATATATCAAATAAAAGTCTTCGAGATTTAATTTGTAATTTCATCTTTTATATATTCTAAGTGAATTTTTGTAATTTGTTAAGTTATCATTTAGACTATAACCTTGAACTAAAATTTCAGCAACTGTACTATTTTCTTGAATATTTTCGTTACATCTGAAATTTAAACTTAATGAGTTTTCTATTATTAATTTCATCTTACATATATTTTAAGTGAATCTTTATAATTTATAAATTTAAAAGTTTTATCATAAAAATCACTTTTAATTAATATATATGCTATTATGTTGTCATCAACATTAAAACAAAAACCTAAATCTGTTTTATATACTATATCTAATTTCATCTTTTACAAATTATTAGTTCGTCAGTATTATTAAAACAATTATTAAATGTTTTAATTTTACCTATGCTATAGAAATTATAACTACTTGGATAGTATTTTAATTTTATTATTACTAATTTCATCTTTTGAATACATATAATTTATTTGACCAAATATTTTTATATTTAATTATTTCAGAAATAGATATAGTTATCTCATCAGTATAATATCTAAAATACAATTGTTTGTTTAACATACATGTTATGAGTTTCATCTTCTAAATATAGTTAATTGATAGTAGAACAACATTTTATTATTTACAATATCAGTTATATTATAACAGGTAAGATTACTATTATTTCTAAAACACATAATTCCTATTTTATTTTGTATTAGTAATTTCATCTTGCAAAGATAGTAATTAAATTTATAAATTCAGCTTTTTCTTTTATAACTTCTTTAAAATTATAACTGTTATTGGTACTTCGTGAATTAGTTAACCTACAATTCCAGGTTGATAAATTATCAATTCTAAGTTTCATCTTTTGAATACAGCTATGTTGTTATAAAAAAACTTATCAACTATTATTTCAGATAAACAATAAGCTGTTGTAGCAGTTCCAGTATTTTTAAGATACCAACTAGTTTTATCGTATATTTTAAGTTTCATCTTCTAAATATTAATAATCGGTTATAATATTTAAAATCTATGATAAATTCTAATTCATCTAAATTAAACTTAATTAAATGATAATTTTGGCTTGTTAAGCGGTTATAAGAAATTTTAAGTTTCATCTTTTATATTTTAATTCTATTGTTAAACACAGATTCATCAACAATTTGTGAGCATTCTTCAGAACGTACATCTATGCTTTTAGACCAGTCAAATCTAATTCCAAGATTTAATCTATTCTTTAAATTATGCACGACCTCAATAGCTTTCCATTCTTCATCTGTTAGTTCTTTATTAAACAAATCAACAATCGGTCCTGTTGTACCTATTATTTCTTCTTCTGGTTCATTAATTGGTAAAGGTTCATTAACAGTTAAGATAGTTAGGTGTTTGTGACGTTTGTTTAAATATTTATTGATTTCTTTTAAGATAATATTTGTACCAATGAAATATTGTTGCCCTTTGTTAACTTCTGTTTCGTTATCTAGAACATAATTGTAATAAATTGTTACTTCGTAGTCACCTTGGTGACTTGTAACTGAACAATCAGTTATTTTTGAATTGGAATTAAGTATTATATTTTTCATCTTTCATATATTAATAATTGATTAAAATCTTTAACGTCTATGTTAAATTTTAATTCATATAAATCAAACTTAATTAAAGAATAATTTTGGCTTGTTAAACGTTCGTAAGAAATTTCAAGTTTCATCTTGCAAATATTGTTATAGTATTTAACCATTCAAGATTTCCTGAATTAAATTGTTTAATAGTAAAAGTAAACATACAATTATTACTATCATTTCTAAGATAATAATCTTTAGAATAATCATATAATCTAAGTTTCATCTTAGTCAAACCAGAACCCTAATAAAATAATTTTATTCAAACCTGTTTCTGGTTCTAATTCAGATAAAACTATCTCACAGTGTGTTGGACCAATCTTGCAGTTGATTATATCCTCAACTTTTAAAGTTCCTAAACCGAATTCTTCTATAACTTCAACCAATAAAGGATAAAGTGTTTCTTTGCTTGATTTCAACGAATCAAACTTAGTTTTTGAAATGTAGTGTTTTGCTTGCATAATTTTTAACCTTGACTATAATCTATGTTAATTAGTTCTCCATCACCATTAAATTCAAGAGAATAAATCCTTGTCCAACCATCCGGGTCCGATTCATTTTGTCCGCCTGTTTCACTAAAGAAAAGAATTATTTCGTTATCTTTAATATAACATTCATCTTTATCTAATTCAACTTGGGTATCGTTTTTGAATTGTTTAATTAGTTCTATTAATTTAGCGTCATCCGTATCATCTTCATCAAATAATGATTCATCTATTGAAAATCTCAATTCTTGATGATATAGGTAATTCCAGTTAATGAATTTGTTTAATATATTCATGTCTTTAATAAGTTTTGTTTATAAACGTAAATATAAACAAAAGGTTTCTATAAAACAAATTTATCTTCTAAATATGTAAATATTATTAACCAAATCATTTTTATTAACTAATTTATCTCGTATTCCGTTTAAAACCATTAATTAATTCTTTTTTAATAAATGAATCATAGTGGTTAAATTGGTAATCAGATTCTGTATCAATTTTAAGTTTCATCTTGGAAATGACCAAATTATATTTTTAGTTCTTTTAATATCTTTAACCAAAGGTATAAACCAACCGTCAATACAGAATACAGTAACTTGATAAGAATTGATATTAAGTTTCATATCTTTTTAAGTTATTTAAATGTTCAATATCCTGTGGTGTTCCTGCAAAGTTAATTTGTTCAAACCAACTAATCTTTTGATTATCAGTTAAATAATCATCGTGATAACTGTAAACAACATCAAAGTTTATTGGAAATCTTTGAAATTGAGTCCTTAGTTCTACAGGCAATTCACTAAACAAATATTCTACATCATTTACTAATAAACTAAATTTATCATTTAAGAAATCAATAATTGTAGATAATCTTTGTTTTCCATCAATAATAAGTAATTGTTTGTACTTATGATTATCATTAAAAGGATGATGAAATATTGCAGATATATTTGGAATAAACAATTCTTTGAATATTGATTTAATCAATTCACGTTTTTGTTCTAAATTCCAACAAAAATCTCGCTGTAAATTCTTATTTTTGGTTGGTAACCAAACATTAAAATCAATCTCAGGTACATATCGCTTATCAACTAATTGACGTAAACTATAAGAACAGTGATTCTTTTTTATCTTATTCTTAAGTTCAAACTTTGGTGCTATATCAGCTAATGTTATTACAGGTTTCATCTTTTTAGTATCTTTATATCATTGAAAGGTAAAGTAATAGAGTCATGTCTTTTATTACCTATTAAAATATGTTTAACTAATGAGTTATCATGGTTAAAATTAACATGAAAAACTGTATCATTATATTCTATCTTAAGTTTCATCTTTCTAATATTTCAACAAAACTAAACAATTTATTCATTTAAAACAAATATATTTTTTAATAAATTTTTACTATTTAAAATAAAAACAAAATGACAAATCAAAAAGAAACACTAGGCGTTGAAGCTAATTGCAAAATAATTAACGGAAAATCAATAATTATAAGTGGTGACATACATGATATCATGTTAAGTTACGTTAAATCTAAAGGAACTAAAATTTCATATTTCACTGAACAGTTATTTTTAGAATTCTTAAAAACTAATAATATTGATGTAAATCAATTTAGAAAAAACAAATAATTAATGAAAAAAAAAATATTTTTAGGGTTTGATATTTCAACCACTTGTATAGGTATTTCATTATTTGATGAACAAGGTATTTTAATTAAAGTAGAACACCTGGTCCTTAAACCAGATAAAGACGTGCTTCCGGAACATAGAATTTTTGCAAAGGCAAATATGTTTGAATCTTTTATTCAAAAGTTTAAAGAATATGAAGTCGTTAAGATATTCATTGAGGAACCACTTGTTATGTCAAATAACATACATACATCAAATCTTTTAATGAAATTTAATGGTATATGTTCATATATCTTACTAAATCATTTATTAGTTATACCTGATTATATATCAGTTCATAATATTCGTGTAGCATTATGTCCAGAATTAATTAGAACTGAAATTAAAAAAGGTGTTCAAAAAGAAATCTTGTCATTCCCTAAAGATATTAAAGGAAAAGAATACATCTTTACCAAGATACAAACACTTTATAAAGATATTGATTGGGTTAAAGATAAAAAAGGTCAGTTATCCAAATTCAATTACGATATGTCAGATGCAATCGCAGTTGGTTTAGCAGGTTTAAAAATATTCTGTTAAAATAAAACCTCTTCTTAAATTAATAGGAAGAGGTTTTTTGTTTTTAATAAGTAACTGACATTAAAACATTATGACCTTGATTTAGTATTTCTTTAAATCCAAATTTCTTATAGAAATTAACTAATTCATTTGTGTTTAATCCAGACATACCCATAGGTGAAGCATTTAAATAAAATTGTGTATAACCATTCTTTCTCATTAAAATCATACCACGTTTCATTAATTCAGAACCAACACCTGAATTTTTATATTTATCTTCAACATTAAGATATTCAATTTTAACTATTTCTGATTCTGGAAATAAGTCTTCAAACTCTTCTTCATCAAATACATCATCAAATTCATAATTATAAGAATCATATAAAATTTCCATTGTTAATGAACCAATCTTTTCATTATTTATATAAGCATTTATATGAGTAGTATTATCATCAACACTTTTTTTATATTTAACAGTATTTAATACATTTTCATTTAATTGTTTTTGTATTGTGTTTTTAATAAAAAGTCTTAATTCACTCATAGATATATTTTTTAATAAATAGTGTACTTTAAGGATAAAATTTAATAGGTTTCTTATTTCTAGTTTTACTGTTATTAACTTTACGTTCCAACCAAGTTATATAATTTTGGTTATCACTTTCAAATAAAAACTCAACTGTCCCTTTAGGTGCTTTTATTTCATTTTCAAATTGTTGTCTTAAGGTCATTTTAAACTATTTTAGTTTTTCAACACGTTTAGTTAAATTTTTAATAACTTTTTCTAAACTTGCTTTATCATTCTTAATGTTGATAATTAAGTTAGAACTATCGTCTGAACAAACAATTTCCCTTATAGTATTTTGTTCAAAGAACTGTGCCGTTACTGCAAGAAATTCATTTGTAATATCTGTTTTGTTGCCAACCCACATTCTTTTTTCTGGATTTTGTTTACCAAGGTACACCTTATCAGTTAAAGGTGAATATCCTATTCCGTTTTTTGCTGCCATCTTTTATTATTTATTTGTTTTGACCATAACTACAATATTTACCACAATCACATTCATCTGAATTAAAATACTCACAGTGTTTTGAAAGAGGTAACTTTTCAACAGGTTTCTCGTTTACAACCTTTAGTTTACGCAAATCTATTTCAAGTTGTTCAATAATATTTGAAATAGCTTTCTCACGTTCTTCAGCACAACTTGGTTCATCACCATAGTTATAGTATATACCTGTATTACTATAAGGAAATTTATAATTTGGATTATAAATTTTACGAATATTGTTGAGTGCTTCGTTTTTCTTTAATTCCCTAGCTTTTAATATTTTTGTGTTGTTCATATTAATCTAATTTACTTGCTTTTTCAAATATGTAATCACAACCACTTATTACATCAGATTCTTCTAAGTCATCCAATATTTCTTCTATTTCAAATATTTGTCCTTCAAGATAACCTAAAGAATACCCTCCCCAGTAAGTATATTTTAATTCATTGCCTTTATGTTCATTTTTATAATTATCACGTCTTTCTTTTAAACGTTCTAATCGTCTTTTTAGTTTATCTGTATTTATCATAACTATTTTAAAATTTCATCTAAATATAATTCAAACAAAGTCAACATTAGTTGTTTGTTTTTCAACTGACTTCTATGATGATTAACAGATATTTCAAAATCAACCTCTTCACAAATTAACTTCGTTTTATAATACGTTATCCCACATGATTGTCCACCAAGTTTTGGGACTTCTGTTTCCCACTTGACTAACCCTTTATAGTATTCTTTAGTTGGTTGTTGGTCCATTAGTTATTTATTTCAAAGAATTTTCTTGTGCTAGTTTTTGTTCCAAATAAATTATTGATTGAATTAAGTAAAAACCAAACATTATCAGTTAAATCCTTTCCGTCAATTAATTTGCTGTAAATGTTATTTTCTACAATAAAGCCAGAACAATTGGTTTTACCTATTTCAAGTACTAGTCGTTTATCATCTTTATCAAACTCAATAGTAATAGTTCCATTAGGATTAGGGAAGAAATCATCTATTAAATCAAAATGATTATTATCTAAACAACCAATAAATTCATTAAATTTATTTATAACTTCTTCAGATACTTTAATAGCACCATAATTGTCCCAGTTATCTTCTAATAACTTAATTTCATCTAAATATTCTTGCAGTTCAGTTTTAGTCATTGTTATTTAAACGTTTAAGAACTTTATTAGCTTTTTTCTTTGATTTGAATGAAGTTCTAGCTAAAGTCATAAAACCAGTATCTTTAAATATTTCAAGAAATTTGTAACCAAACTCATTTACATGAACCCATTCAGTTACAGTCTTTTTCCACCAGAACAAACCTGTAGTTCTTTCAACTAACATTTCAATGATAAAATTATCCTTTGAAAGTTTAGTTATTCTGTATTTATCTTGTGACATAATTAAATAAACTTAAATTCTCTTAACTTTTCATTAAATTTTTTACTATTTTGACCATAAGCAAACGCTAAATCTTCTAATAAAGTTATTTTTAACTCATCAGTAAGTTCAACTTCTTTTGCTCTTTCCATAGTGGTTCCTCTTAATTCATTCCACCCTGAATCAGGATTTCTATCACGGTTTAAACCGAATTCAGTTACTTCTCTAGTATTTATGTCCAAAACAGGTTGACCATATATAGTGTATATTTTCATAACTTTATTATTTAAACGTTTGCCAAGAGTTGGAGAATCGAACCCGTTTGTTTACTATATCTAGCTGTTCCATTTATATAAAACAAATACACAACCCCTGGTTTTGTTAGTCTTTTATTTTATATAAATGGAACACTAATACATATTCAAAATCATCACCAAAGTCCTCATCATCAATATATTCACATTCTCTGTTAAGTATACCTATATACGGTCCCCATTTGTGCCATCTCCAACCACCACCTTTACCTTTATTATCCTTATCTTGACCAACTGGTGTTAATGAAATCACATATTTATTTTCAGTATCACTAATTTCATCTTTGAAATATTCTTTTATCTGCTCAACATTATCAGCAACGCCATACTCAGATTTACTATAATCAGTAAATATTTTTTCGTCATCGTATGTATGTTTTTCCATTTCAACAAACTCAAATTTGCGAAAGTTGAACCCGTTATCATAATATATACCTGTTTCTAACATACGTTGATGTTGTGGATAATAAGTAAAATTATTTTCTTTAGCTACTTGATAACATCTATCAATTTCTTCTTGTATTGGTGTTAATTGTACTAACATATACTTATTGTTTTAATTGTTTATACTATCTTCAACGCAAATCTAAACAAAAGGTTACAATAAACCTAAATTATTTTCTATAAAATATAAAAATTTTATCGTAATCAAACATTTGTATAGCGGTTTCAATATTAATTATATTGTAATCACTTGTCGTATAAGTTGATAATGTATTACTTGGGTCAAATATTTTTAATTTCATCTTCTATAAATATTTAATTGACCAATATGTGGTTGGTCGAGATAATAAAATTTTCCTCTAATTATGTTTATATCTTTTTCATTAAATACTTTAAGATAATCAATATGAAACCTCAAATTATGTAAACCTAAATGTTTTAATATGTTTTGTCTTGCAAGTTTCATCTTCTTCTATAAAACGTTAATAAAATATTTCTTTTCCAAAGTTTTATAATGTCAGATAATTCCAATTCTGAACCATCAGTTACAACCCTATTATACACAAAATAATTTAATTGTTTACCTACTGCAAGTTTCATCTTCTGTAAATTGTTAAAGTGTTTAACCAAAGTCTTGTGTCGATTTCAAATTCACCCAGTAAATATGAACAACAACTAGTCAAATTAAATCGTGTTTTGTTATATCTTGGTTCTTCTATTTTAAGTTTCATCTTCTGTAAATTGAAATTACATTTATCCTGTGCTTCATTACTACCTCAATTTTACCTGTCGCTAAACATTTAGCTAATTCACGTTCCGAAAAACCTTCTCCAAAGTTTTGTAATCTAGTTATCTTAAGTTTCATCTCAAATAAATCACCAATTCGTTTACAAATATATCAATATTTTTTATAACATAACTAATATTAACTGATTTTTTTAATACATGCTCATTATTAAACGTTATTGATTTATTAAAATAACCTGGTTTGGAAGCATCTGTTATTGAGAGTTTCATCTTGAATGAATAATTAATCTATTTGTATATGTTAATTTTGTGCGAAATCCTTTGCGAGTTATTGTAGAAATAATTGAACTACTTTGTACCTTAATTAAAATAGGATGTATTTTAAGTTTCATCTTACAAATATATTTATTGTATTATTTAAAGGATAACCAAATGATATCACTAAAGTATTAACTGAACTATATAATTTAGTTGTATTAAATTTAGTTGGTACTAGAGTATGCATGTTATCAATGTGGTTAAAAACCATGTCTGTTATATTTACTATCTTAAGTTTCATCTTCTACTATAAATTAAAATTATATTTTTGTCGTATGGATTTGTTTCGTAACCCACATACAGACTGTGAAGTTCCTGAAAACTTATATAATACGCTGAGTTACTTACATCAAATATCTTAAGTTTCATAAACGTACATAATATTTAGTTCTTTATTTTCTATGTCAAATTGATGGTAACTATTATCAATTAATACTGTATATATCCAACTAGTACTAAATGGTCCAGGTGATAAGTAAAGTTTAAGTTTCATCTTACATATAACATTAATTCATTGCGAATGCTTTTAAAATATTTAATTTTTGATACTGTTATTATATTAAAATAACTTGAGTTAATGAATTTCACACCTACAAAACAAGTTATTTCTAATCTCATTTTGAAAGAATTATTAATGTGTTTAAATTTATTAATTTAACTTGAAAACCTTTACGTGTTAATACAGGTATGATTGAACTATATTGAATCTTAGTTAGAACAGGGTGTATTTTAAGTTTCATCTTTTGTATATTTTTATTCTATTAAAATCATCGTCAAACATCATTGCGAATTCACCTGTTTCATTATGGTAACCTATTGTCCAAATTACATTAAATTTCTCATAACCATAAATGTCGTGTTTTTCTATTAATATTTTCATCTTTCACAAATATAAATTAAGTTAGTTATTTTATTATCTATTTTATGATTTGAATTTAGTACTAAATATTTATATAACCAACTATCATTAAATATATATTTAGAATGTTCTGAATAATCATGTAATTTAAGTTTCATCTTTTGTAAACTGTTATAATGTTACAGTATTCTTCACGTTGAAATAACGACCAAGTTCTAGCTCCGTTTATTAACATCCAACCTAATGATGTTAAATTAAAATTTTGATGATGTTGATTAAACATTTTGTCAATATTAAGTTTCATCTTTCGCTATTTTTATAATAAACGACAATATTGTTTTTGGACCTGTAGTCAAATGAACTGAACGGATAAACAAAATATAATAATTTGTTTAATGTAGTATCCCAAACAGAATGACCCAATGTTCTTTTGTCTATGTTTAATTTCATCTTACATTTATTACAATATAATTTAAATCTTCATTATTAATATCAAAACTACCTGGTTTAATTAAACATTCACAATGCCAAGTGTTTTTAAAGGTAAGGTAAGCATCATGCGAGCAATCGTATATTTTAAGTTTCATCTTTTGTAAATTTCTATATGGTTACAAAAACCATTATCTAAATTAAATTTCACTTTTTCAGTTAATAAATTATATATAGTACTATGTTCAAAATTTTTATAAACATGATTAGTAAATTTCAATATTTTAAGTTTCATCTTCTATAAACTGTTATAACATTTAAATCATCTTTATCAATCGTATAATTATGAATACCTAGAAATACATGACATATCCAAGTTTCATTAAACATTTTACTGTAATTCACTACTTTAAGTTTCATCTTTTGTAAATTTTAATATGATTTAAATCCCCGGAAATAATACCAAATTTATTTTGAGTAAGTAATTCAAATTGCCATTCGTTTTGGAACCTATATTTTGAATAGTTTCTTATTGTTAATCTCATCTACTGTAAATAATTACTTCATTAAGAAACTCATATTTGTTAGTGATTACCCAGTTAATATTCATCTCAACACTTTTGATGTTATTATTTGTAAATCTAAGGTTTGTGTTGTTATTACCTATATTATCTATTCCAAGTTTCATAATCATTCATTTTATATTTACAAAACTAACATTTTTTATTTGAATAAACAAAACTATTTACAATAAAATATTATTATGAAAATTTCAAATACACAAAAATACATCATCGAATTCGTTTTATTCGTGATAGGTACTGTTTTATTAGGGTTTGCAACTCACTGGACCGGAAATATTATTTCTTATTCGGATACACTTACTATTGTTGCTTTGGTAACTATATTTAGTCCATTCGCAATTGAAATAGGTGGTACCGTTCTTGGTGTTTTTAAAAAGTAAAAAATAACCTCTAGTCTATCTATTACTAGAGGTTATTTCATTTAAAAGTGATAAGTAAAATACCCACAATCATAAATTGAAAATACATTACATTTAGATAAGAATTCTTCATCAGTCATCCCGTCTTTATATTTACGTTTATGTAAATAATGTGTTTTGTAATGTTCTACATTAATATCATTAAACCTTTTATAACCTTTCATATAAAACCTTTTTGGTTCACTATGATTAACTGAGACACTTATCTTTTTAAATAAATTATTAGTTTCACTAAACCATCTTTTATCCAAAGTAACACATTTTATGTTGTTTTCTTTAATGAAATTAATAATCAAAGTTTCTAAGTTAACTATTTTATAAACAGGATTAACCAAAACTTCTTTAAGTTTACTACCCTTAACGGTAATAGCACCAAGTTTCTTATTACCTTGTTTAATGTAAAACAACTTATCGTAGTCCTGTGTTATTTGTAAACTTAATTTGTTAACTAAAACATCTTCTATGTTTGTTGTATTTTCTATTTTAGCATCACTCACAACAACTTTGTCTTTTAGTTGATACAAACTATCAACACTTAATAAAAACTCCTCAGATGTTTTAAAATCAAGCATCTTGAAGTAATTAAAATCAGAACCAACATATTTATCTACATTGAATAACTCCAGTATCTTGTTGAAAATTAAATATTCTTTGTTTAAATATTCATCCTCAAAAATATGGATTAATCTATAACCATTAGCTTCAACTTCATTGGTCTTATCTAAATGATAATTTACATTTTGACCTTTATAATATTTATCCGAATGCCACAGCAAACCATTGTACTCAATGCCGATTTTGTATTTATGTGACAATACATCAACCTCGCCAGAAGGAATAAAATCTCTTGGGTTACTTAATACATCTTTATCAATGAAACCTTTAACAAATCGGTTGATTATTCTTTCTGGAATAGAACTGTTTGATGGACGAGTTTCAACTCCGTTAAGTTTTAAGTGTTTAATAACAATATGTCCAGGTACATTTAATGTTTTACCAATAGTAACAGCATCATATTCAAAATCAACGTATTTAGTAATCATTGATTTTATTTGTTCTTCTGTGAATTGGTAAATACGTTTATCATAAACTGTTATGTTGTGTTCTTTTAAAATATCAGTTATAATGCCTTTGTGACATTCATATTTTTTAGCTAGTGTATTACTAGAAACACCACTATTATATGAATTAAGTATATCAGTTATTTCTTCATCTGTAAATGTAACTTTAAAATCTCTAATTTCAACACCATTAAATACTAAATTACGTCTTAACGTTTTCTTATTCAGTGAATATTTATCACACAATTCTCTAACTGATGAACCATTATTATATTCTTCAATTAAATTATTCATTAATTCAGATGAATAATGTAAAAACCCGTCATTAACACCTATTTCTTTATTAAAGAATGGTGTGTATTTAATGTGTGTTAAACCACGTTTTTTAAATTCACTCGCTATAGTTTTGTAGGATAATTTTAGGTCATCAGCTATTTTGTTAATACCCTCACCATTATCATTTCTTTGTTTAATTGATTCAAATAATTCATCAGTTACGTTAGAGAATCTATTATCAAGAAAATCTAAAGTATATCGTTTGATTATTTTGGTTAATGTTTCAACAGATGTATTAAAATATTCAGCTATATAATCTTTGCTGAGACCCTGTTGATTAAATTCAACCATTTTATCTAAATCTTCTTGTGAAAATATTAAACGTTGACCATGCATGTATCGTTTTAATTCTATGTTATTTTTCTCTAACTGGTTAGTTAAGAAACTGTAAGTATAACCGAATTTTTCACATAACATTCCTAAGCCATGTTCTTCTTCAATATTTAATCTAACTATTTCATTTAGTTCTTCTTTAGTTAAATCAACAACACACCTATTGTGTAGTTTTATACCATGTTTTTCACATTCACGTTTGAAAACTGAATCTTTGAATTTTAAATCAATAGCTATTTGCGTATATGGAATTTTTTCAACATGATGTTTTTGAATAATAATCTCTTTTTCCTCTTGAGTTAATTTTCTTGTACTATCAAAAGTGTTTGGCGTTAATCCTAATTTTTGTAAAGCTTTACCTACAACCTTGTGGTCAAAACCCATTTCTTTACCGATACCACTGTTATGTAAACCTTGCGAATGAAGTTCTTTTAACTTAATTATATTTTCATCATCGTATATAGAAACATCTTTATTTGGTTTTATATTTAAATGTTGATATATTCTATGAACAACATCATGACCCAACTTTAACGTTGTTTTCATGGTAGATATATTACCACCTTCATTATGAAGTTTTAAGAATTTATCTAAAACACTTTGTTGTAAATATTTTTCACCTTTCTCTGTTAAGTCAACACCTAGTTGTAATAAATCTAATTTAAGTGACTTATTGTTACCTAACCCGCGTTTTTCACTTATAGTTCTCATTGAGAGACCATTTTTAATGTCGATTTTAACTAATTCTATAACATCATCAGTTAAATAACTAGGTCTTCTATAATTAGGTAATTTATAACCTGCTGTAAGAAATTGCAATTTAAAGGTATCAATAGCAATATTAAACTCTCTACTAATTTCTACTAGCAGTTTACCATTTAATAAATAATCATTTGCTTTACTTAATTGTTCTTTTGTCAACTCCATTTGTTTATGTGTTTAAATTTATGCAAACCTAAACATTTTATTTTTAATATACAAACATTTAATAAAAAAAAAATACTCTCCAAAAATGAAGAGTATTAATTTTAGAATAATTGTTCACAATAATCAGGTTGGAAACCTACAGTAATACTAATGAATCCATCATCTTTGTAATCCATCTTGTCATTCTCAACTTTATTAATCTGACAATTATAACACCCCCATTTTTCAACTATGGAACCAGTTGGGTCACAGACACTTATGGTACAATTAAACTTATATGAAATCGAATATCCCATTCTCGCAGTGTAGGATTCTACACCCAACCTAAGAGCTTCCATCAATTTTTGTGTTGTGGATGGTCCAATTGGTGAAATAAAAGTAACTTCCATTTTGTTCCATTTGTAACGTCCTGAAATATACTGACTTGCGTTAAAGTAAGGAATTTCAACGTCATTTACTTCGATGCTAGGCATTGATGTTGTTTGAACTAACCAACTAGGTATGTCAAATCCAGGGTTTAAGAACTCAAATATAAATCGGTTTTTTAATTTGGGTTCAGAACCTATTAAATTTCGCATTAATGTTGCCATAAATTAAATTTTGTTTTAATTTAAATAGAGTAACATTAAGTTTTTTTTATAAAAACAAAAAACCTTGTTTTATTAGAACAAGGTTTTTGAAAAAGAAAACAAAATTAATACAAACATTAAAATATATCATTCAACTAAAAAAATCAATTGATTTAAAATATAATTCAGACATTAATAAAACATCGTTACTTGTTTTTGGTTTATTGTAATTAAGTAGGTCGCTAAAGTACATAACATCAAGAACATAAACTAAGTCATCATAATCTTTATTATTATAAATTTGACCTAAAGCATGGTTGTACATATAATTAAAATAATCGTAACGTTTTTTCATGTTAAAATTAATAAACTTATAGTTACTTACTGTTTTATTGAAACACCATAAAAAATGATTTTTAACATCTTCTTCATTTTTTGTTAGTTCATCACCAAGAAATGTTGAGTGAAGGTTAAACATTAGGTTGTTAGTGAATTCTCTAATGATGTCAACAAATTCACGTTGAATTTCACTATTCTTGTAAGCTATTATTAACTCATCTTGTGATAGTAGTTTAGCCAATTCTGGTTTTATATGAATAGTTTTTGGTTCCATAAAACATTTATTTAAAAATATGTTATTTGTCTTATAACTCGTATAAGGTAGGTAATTTTTTTATAAAATCCAACCTTTATTGTTAATATTTTAATAAAGGTTGGTTTTTTAATATGTTAGAATTTAGGTCTGTTATTTAGTTTATTAGACACATATTTTGATGGGTCATAATTAACTAACTTTTTCATTTTTTTAATTGTATCTTTATCAACTAATTGAGTTGATTCTTTGATAACATATACAACTTTATCTTCTTTTTTATTATAGAAGAAATCGAAGTTGTTTAATGTTTCATTTAAATCAGCTTTGATACTATTAGTTTTAGATTCTAATAAAGAACCTAGACCTTTATAATTTAATTTATAAACACCTGGTTTTTCTGTATCTTCTTTAGTTGCTTCTGTTAATGAATTAGTTTTAATAGTCACAAAATTATGTCTATTATTAATATCATAATAAGAAGAAGTTATTGATTCATTTAAACCAGTAAGTTTATCTTTGATTGTTGGTGTTTTACTAAAATCATTGATTTGAGTTTCAACATCTCTCATTGATTTTCTTTCCATTTCTCTAGCTTTAGCTTTGTCTTTAAGTTTGCTGAATTTTTCTTCACCAATACCTTGTTTAAGTCTATCCCAATAAGCTGGTGAAGGTTCGTAACTATAATCTAAGTCTTCAAGACCTCTACCACTATCATTGGTTGTTAAATCATTTTGTTCTTTAGATGGTACAAACTGAACTAATTCTTTTGGATTATCTTTAGCGTTGTCACCATCGTAATCATATTCAAAAGGAGTTGGTTCTTCTTGTTTGTCTTTAAAGTAGTTAGCTATTTGACTGTTAAGAGATTTAATGTCATTAGCAAGACTTTTTTCATTCTCTTTATTGATTTTGTTTATTTGTTGTGTTACTATTGGAACAGCTACTTCGTTAATCATATTGTTAGTTGTTTGTGTATCTCCGGTTGGGTTAGTTTGGTTATTAGTTATATTAGGTTGTGTTTCAGTATTACCTGTTATTATAGTTTGGTTATTTGTTTCTAAAGGTTGTGTGTTATCTACAGAAGTATTAATAGTTTTTGGTTGTAATTTATTTGTATAATCAATTAAATCATCGTTTTCATCTGAAGCTTCTAAACTATCATCAATTTCAGAAATCACATATAATTTTAGTGTTTGTTCAAAAATATCGTAATTCTGTTTGATTGTTCTTAAAATTGTTTCCATGTCTAATTCATCTTGTAATGAATTAACTTTAGTACAAACAAAATTAATGTAGTCATCAGCATCAACTATTAATATATATGTTTCACTTGTTTTATTAAATAAACTAAACAACACATTTAGTGTTCCGCCTTTCATTAATTCATGTAAAGCGATTTCTGGTTGAATACCGTTAATTAATTCTATTTTAATATCATCAAATGTTATTGCATCAGGTGCATCATTGCTTTGAATTATTAAAATATTATTCGGAATACCTTGTTCAGTTTCACCAGGAATAATGTCTTCACTTAATTGAGTTAAGAATTTAGTTTTATTATTAATTAGTGGTGTATTAACAACTGTTGCACCAACTGCTTTAATAATAGGTGAAGCAAATTTTCTCCAGTTTTTAACATCTTTAGCAAACGAAGCTGGTCCAGAAGGAAAGTTATCAACCGCAGATGTATCTGTTTCGTTTACAGCTTGTTTTTCTGGTGTTTCAGCTTTAACTGTTTGAGCAACTTCTTTAGATTGGTCGATAGCTAATCTTTCTTTAGCTTTTTCAAGTTTTTTATCTTCCAGATTCTTTTTGTTTTTGTGTAAATAATATTTTCTAAGTTTAAGATACCTTTCAAATAAAACTTTATTACTTCTTACATATTTAAGAAATAACATAGAAAGAATTATCTCGTTAAAGTGGTAACCGAAGACATCCTTACCTCTAGTTTTAATTTTTTCATATATGTTCTTTAAGAAGTTAACATCAGTAACGATTTGAAGCATCGCTTTTGAGTTAAACAACCTATTTCGACCATACTTACCTTTATTATCATCAGCTTCTGATAAGGTATCATAAAATTCTTGTAGTTCGTTGATTGTCATTTTATTTTTGTTGTTATTTTAAAAGTTGTTTTTTTTGTTTTAGTTATTTAACATCATTAACCCAAAAACTAGATTTATTGTATAAAGCTTTTGTGAAATTAACCAATGCTTTGGCAGCTATTTCTTTCATTGCTTTTTCATTATCTATGTTTTTATTTTGTGATTTAACTTCCTTTTCAACCATGTCTTTTATTTGAGACAAAATTTCTTTTTTTAGGTTGTTTAAATCAGTCTTGGTAATCTCTGCCATAACATTTTTTAATAAATAGTTTCAGTTTTATAAAAATGTTTGTTTTGTTGAAACCTTTTTGTTGTTAGAATAAAAACAAAAAACCTCTCCTAAAATTAATTAAGAGAGGTTTTTATTTCGTAAAAATAGTTATCGAATCAGATAGAAATCTTTTGTTGGTTAATATCCATTGGTACCAAAAATTATTAAATTTATGATATTGGTAGTGTTTTATTATGTTAAGTTTCATCTTTTAAATGTTAAAATTTTATTGTAGTATTCTTTTGAACCTGTAAAATCTTCAATATACCACTCATCGTGATTATTATCTAATAGTTGATTTCCAACAAACTTCCAGTTATTAGGTATTCTTATAAGTTTCATCTCCAATAAATAATTAATCGGTTTAATCTGAAAGATTCATTTCTATTAAGTAATAATATTTCTAAACTACTACTATCATTTATACCTGATATATTCAAAAACCTTAATGTAAATTTTGTGTTTTTAAGTTTCATCTTGGAAATGTTATTAATTTGTTATGCTTAGTATTATCTATAAGTTCACTAAGACACCAATTTTCAGTTAAATTTTGGAAAACATCTTTTTTCTCGCCAACAAATTTCCACTTATGATTAGTTATATTAAGTTTCATCTTGATAACGATATAAGTTGATTATAAAACATTTTATAATCTGTAATAGTTTGAATAAAACTTCTTCCATCACTATATATAATATCGAATTTAGTATAAAATTTCTCTCTTTTAAGTTTCATCTCCAGTAAATATAAATTCTATTATGTACTTTATTATTTAAATCATAATTAGGTTGAAACTCATTAAACCAATCTTTATTAAATCTGGTTGAATTATTTAGTTGTATTTTCATCTTAGTAATGTTATTATTGTATCATACAAACCAATTGTTATTAATTTTTCATACGTAATATAGCCTACTGAAACATTACAGACGAGTTTTAAATTTATATTTGTTCTTACCAATTTCATTTCAATATCTTTTTAATTTCATTAAAACTAAACGCTGGTGATACATCTGTGTAATTTAAACCAATGTTTGCTCTACAGAAGATACCTTCATACATTTCAACGTTATCTATTGGGAATATATGTGAAACACAATCACGTTTTATATTGTGTTTAGTTAGTAATTCTTTTAGTAAAACTCTCAATGTAGAATATTGTTCTTTTGTGTAGTTATGCCACAAAGTTTGGTCCATGTATTTCTTTCTGAATACTTCATCACTTGGTACCAATACATTATACCAGTTTTCAAAAGTATCATTATCAACTTCTTTCAACCAACCTAGATTTTCTAAACAAATTGTTATGTTATAACTATCAATTTTATTAATACCTGTAATCTTGTTATGAAATTTAGTATCCATAAATTGCGTTAAAACACCTTCTCTGTTGATTATATAGTGTGGTTGAATAACTTCATGTTGCAAAGATAATCTGTCCGTGTAGTCATGTTCTTTCATCAAAGAATTGATTAACATAATTCTATCCTTTGGTGTTTCTTTGGTTGTTATTTCTGGTTTCATCTTGTAAAGGTTATTAGTACATCATTCCACTTATAGTTAATTATAGTTTTTAAACTATAATAACCATCTGAATAATTAATATTATTAGTAGTTATTAATTTAGCTATAACTCTGTTTCTTATGTAAAGTTTCATCTTTTTAAAATTGTAATTACATTAATAAAGGAAGAATATGTTTGTATTATTTCTTCTATTGTCCAAGTTCTTATATTAGAAACATTACCAATTGAATATCCGTAATAATTAAAATCCTCGTTAGATTTATCATGTTTAGAAATATCATGTATTGTAAGTTTCATGTTAAGTTATAATATCTTGTTTCATCTTTTATAAATATAACTAATTTATTTCTATGTTCCCAATTATGATTTTTCCATTCTCTAGTTAATACTAACGTATTAATATGAAAATAATGTCCAGTATTTAATATTTTAAGTTTCATATCTTATTTCTTTTAAGTCTTCTAGCACTAACTTCTTTTTGTGTTGTTGCAAAGGTAACATTTTTTTTCCATTTACAAACATATTCTTTATTTATTCTTGTAATTTCTTTTTCATTTGGTAATGTTACTGTAACTGGTTCTTCTTTTATAACAGCCATAATACCATATATTCTACAAGCTTTTCTTATTTTTTTAAGATAAACAAAATGTATCTCTGTTCTATGGTATTCATTATCTATAATATAACCTTTACTTTTTAAACCTTTGATATTACCGTTTTTATAGTATTCAGTTATAAATTCAACACCTATTTTATATATTGATGTTAATTTAACTTTTTTGGTGTGTATTTTTTTATTTTCTTTATAACGTATGGTTATTACTATATTCTCATTCTCATCCCATTTGATTGGATGATTAACTTTGACTCTTTTATACATATTTATAATGATTATTTTTATTAATTACAAAATTAATATTATTTTTAATTTAAACAAATAATTTTGTTGATTTATTGAAACCTTTTATTTAGATTTGCGTTACAATTAGAAATGTTCATATAAACATGTAAAATAGTTATGCAAGAAGAAAAAATGTTATTTAGGTTTTTCAATGAAAATAACTTGAAACCAACTGATGGTTCCTTCTTTATTGAAGGTGAAAGAGTTGATAATGAAATTATATATAGAATTTGTTTTTCACCTTCAAATAAAAGTACAATAAAATATTATGAACACTATTACTATAAATATAACAATGATGTCGTTATAGGTAGTTTACTAGATGTTAGAATGGAAAAATTAAAAATAGTTTTAGTGTCTAATTGTTATAATCATGATGAATCACTTAAATTACAAATTAACTCATCTGATTTATTAAAATTATTATTGAATAAATTTAGTGATATTATGTGTTCACCACCAGGTGAAATAAATGATATTAACGAATTGAGTGATAAATTTTATTATAGTTTAACTTATACTAAAACAAATGAAGAAATTATTCCAACAATTAAAAGTAAAATAGTTATGCAAAACCAAGAAGAAAAAACTCTGTTAGTTAAAGATGTTGTTAGAGAATTAATGGTTCATGATGGTGAATTTAGTATTGAAAATAATAAATATAACACAATATTAAATTTTAAATACAACAACCCAACTGAACAACTTAACAATGATTTAAATTATTTTTTAGGTAATCCTTTTAATGTTAAAACAAACATAACGTATGTTCCATATACATTAATAGAAAAAATAAATAATAAAAATTTATTTATAAATATTTTAATATGTGATAAATTAGAACTTGATTTTGATGATTTGATTAATTTTCTTGATTCAAATCACGCTATAGATGGATATGATTGGAAGTATTCTATTAAAAACAATGCAAAATTATTAGAATATTTTGAATCATCTAAAGATATCGAATATAAAAAGATTTCAATAAAAACTGATGAAGTCCAGATTAATAAATATAAGTTATTTTATATTGAAAATTGTAATCAGTTTTTAATAAATGAAAGTAATCAAAATTATTTTTGCGAATATTCATTAAGTTCTTTTCCTAGTAGTAATATTTTAACAATTAAAAAACAATATCATATTCAAAACCATGATAATATAACACTATTATCAACCGATTATGAAAATAACCCAGTTAGTACTTGGTTAGATAAAAATGAAGTAATAACACTAAAACCTGCTTTAGGTAATATTGGACATCCGGCTTTAGCTGACACTGGACAAAATATTTACAACGATTTCCAACTAATCAAAACCCTTGTTAAAAAATGTAAATTCAACACAACTCAATCACCGATAACAACAAAAATAAAACATTTTGTTGTTGATGAAGAGGGTACATTTTATTTATTAGGTGAAGCAGGTGATGTTAATGTTGGTGATGATGTGCTGGTTTGTACTAAAATGAATGATAGTTATCAATTTAGTAAACAATATTGGAAAGTAGTGTCAAATGACGAAGTGAATCCTACTGTTGGTTTATGTAAACATAATGATAAACGTCTAGATGCTCACATGTTACGTAAAAACGTTTATAAAATATATGCATCAACTTCTGATAAGATTTTACATAGTAATACTTATATAATGAAATCAAAGTTGTTGGATTATATAAATTATTTAGGTTTTGGTTTTGATGTTAAAGATAGAAGTGCAATTTATTTAAAACAGCATGAAAAATTAGAAACCATATTATCGACTAAGAAGATACTAAACATAGATTCAATCCAACCAAAAGAATCATTAACTTTCATTTATAATAATATGTTACATAATTGTGATATAAAAGGGTTTAAATCACCTAAATTGGTGTTGATTGGTGATAATGAAAATAAAACACATTTAACTAGTGATGCTGATGTTAGAACTAAACATTACAAAGGTGATTTCTATTTACTTGAAGACCAGTTTAATGAAAATTGTCAATATTTTGTTGTTGATAACCCTGGTTCACTTAACCATAACCTAATATTTAGACATTCTTATTCTCAAGTTGATTATGATTGTGTTTCAGGGTATCTTGTATCTTTTGTTAAAGACACACCTTCAAGTAGTACTAGATTGTTTGACCGTAAACTAGTAAAATCAATCATAGGTACAACTAATAAAGCATTGGGTGGAAAAATACTAATGAATGCATCTATGATTTTTGAAGTTTTAGATGAATATAGACTTAGTATTAATTTGGAAACGTTAGATAGTGGATTACATCAATCTTATTATTTCTTGAATAGATTACTTGATGATTGTTTTGTTAAACCTTTAAATTCAAAAGATGATGATATATTTATTACATTTAAGACAGGTTTGAATGGTGAAAATGAAATTAAACTACCTGTTATTGATGGAAAGATAAATTTAAATAAATTTAATCATGTTTCTTTCTTCATTAAAGATATTATAATTCCTGAAGGTGTTTTACATTTATCTATTAAATCAACAACAATATCTAAGTTGATTTTACCTTCTTCACTTATTAGTTTAGATGCAACGCAATGTAAAGATTTATCTGAATTAATCATACCTGATGATTCTAAATTAAAGGAATTAACTATTTCATTTTCTTTATTAACTGATTTGGTTATTAAACAAACTTTAGATAAATTAAATATTATTGACAATAATAAATTAGAATCACTTAGTTTATTGGGTTATGTTAAAGACATTAACGCACATAATAATAGTTTAAAAACTATTGATTTAGTAGGTGGTTGTGAAGAATTGAATGTTTCACATAATAATTTAACTGAATTAGTAATACCCGATGGTTGTATTAATGTTAACGCTAAAGATAACAAACTAACTAATTTGGTTTTATCAAACACAGTTCAAACATTTGATGTTTCTAATAATAATTTACTTAATCTTAAAACAGGTACATCTGTTTTAAATTTTAATGCTAATAACAATAAATTAGTTAACGTTAAATTAAATAAAGGATTAACTAATCTTAGTGTTGATAATAATAACATAACCAAGTTAAAATTACCAAATAGTTGTGTTACCGTTTATGCAACAAATAATCCAATTAAAGGGTTAAGATTAGGACAAAGAACAACCGGTATGTATATTAGTAAACGACCTGATTTTGTTACAATGAATCGAAAAGTATTTGATTACATGTGTAATAAAGACAAAAATGGTAAATTAAACATAGATTTCTTGGTTAAATTAGCAAGTTCTTAAAAATAATTTAGAATTTATGAAACCTTTTGTTTAGATTTGCGTTAGAATCATTAATTAACGATTTAAATTAATAAGTAAAATGAAAAAAATATTATTTATGTTGTTTGTTATCCTAGGGATAAGCTTACAAAATGTTATTGCACAAAATGATAGTGTTGTGTTGCCTGATTATATGTATAAATATGAATTTAAACATTATAAAGAAAAACAATATACAAATCATAGATTAAAAACTAAAAATGAGTATAGTTATGATGAAAAATTGGGGCGAACAGTAATGAAATATTATTATACTATAGATAATAAAAAACCTGTAAGAGTTGAGAATACCGTTTCATATAATAACACATGTAATTGGTGGTATATAAAGCAGTCTATGGTTTATTCAATTGAAAGTAATATAGTTGGGAGTTATTGTATTAATGATGATGAATGTATTATTTTTGTTAAAACAATGGAGTTTTATAAATTTAGGTATTCTGATAGTTCCATAACCTATGTCGGTGATTTGTCTGAATCAGGTTTATTTAATGAAACAATTAATTATAATCGTAATGAGACAATTAAAGAAGTTGAAGATGTAATCAATAAAAACCCTAATAGTGGGCAACCATCTAGTGAAACTCTTGAAATTTATTACAAGTTTCGTGGTGTAAGAAATATTCAAATAGGTAGAATGGAGTCAGGGAATTTAACATATATTGATGGTGTTTGGTTTTTATCATTTCAATATTATGATTTTACTAAACCGCTTAATGATGGTACTGAAATATTACTTAGGAGTATTGATAATATGAAAACTTGGACTAGGAGTAAAGTTTATTTAAATTATATGTATAAGCAGTATGATGTAAATTTGAAAAAATTTATACCTTTCTTATTAACTTTTGAAAATAATGATGGTCATTTGACAAATATATATAAAATTAATAACGTTATTTATTTTAGTGACATAGAAAATGTTATTTACAAATCTGTTGATAACGGTAACATATTTAAGTTATATAAAATTTTCAAACCGTTCCCTACACCTGTAGTGCCAACTTTTGAGAATACAAATCATTAAATAAAAAATCTCTCTTAAAATTAATTAAGAGAGATTTTATTAAGCTTTTGGTAATTTTTCTATTTCTGTATTTCTTGTATTACGTTCAGTGTTATATCTACCTATTTGATTTTTTTCTGTTGTACTAGCGTTATTCATTTGTTTGTTTACTTCAGGATTGAATGGGTCAAAAGTTTGTCCTTTAGGTCTGAACGTACTATTAGCGTAGAACATGGTAGAAATAGCATTTTGTAGTTGTGCTATTGGTGTTGCAAGTGATTGACCACCAATTATTTTAACAGCTAAGTTTACCTTTGCTACCATCGGTTGTACACCATGACCGTTAGGATTTAAATCCCATAACTGTTCATATTTAATGTCTAAGTTTGTGATAATCAACTTAGTGTGTAAAAAATCACCAAGTCTTAATATAATTACAGGTTGTTTTCCGAATACACTGTTATTAGGTACATATTGTTTATCATTAGATGATAAAGTTCTACCAGGTCTCATACATTGGTTCAAGAAAGTTAATCTGTTATGAAAATCGTAAGGTGTTTGGCTATGATATGTTGGAATAAAGGTGTCCATGTAACCAGAACCTAATTTATTAGGTCTAGCAAAATCTATATCTAATAAATCGTTACCACTCTTACCTATTGTTGATTGAGATTCCCAGTCTTGATATACATTATTTTCTAAAGCATCAGTTGTTTGCGTTGGTTGTGAAATAATTGTTGTTTGGTCAATAACTAAAACTTGATTATTTAAAGTTGTTGATTGAGCCTGTTTAGTGGGTGTAATATTGTAAACAAAACCTTTACGTGATTTAATTGCATCATCTGTAACAGTATCTTGTGATTTACTCAAATTTTCACCATAAGATATAATATTGAAAACTATATTACTATTGTCTGAAGACACAAATTTAAATACCGTACCACTAGTAAATTGTGTAAAAGTATCACCTGATGTGATTTCGATTCTGTTACCTTTTGAATCTTTTTTATAAGTAAATGTTTCATCAACAAAATTATCAGGAGTTTTTAGTGAACCTTGATAACACGCTTTCATTAAAGCGTAAGCTCTTCTAAAACCTAATTTAGCATTGTAATTTTCTTTATATCTAGCTGAACAATATCCGTGTATAGTAATTTCATGGTCATTACCTTTTGGTGAATTAATTAATTGTTTTACTATGTTTACTTTATTATTATATTCATCATTGTAACCTTTAGGGTTATAACCAATATCAATAGTATTACTATCATTATCATAATAAACTGTTAGGTTATACATGGGTTCAACTAAATCACTATTACCTTCAACATCTAATCTTTTAATACTTTGTATTTTAGTTACTTGTTTGTTTGTGTTATTTTTAGGTTTAACTTCATCTTCGCAACTTTTGTATATTTTATTTATAATATTCGGGTCAGAATAATCCATTTGGTCCAATTTATAATCACTTAAGGGGTAATCCATTATTAACATAAAAGATAAAGTACCACTTCTTTCAGCACCATTATAACTATAAACAGGTTCTGGTCTACCTACAAATTTATGAGATTCCCAGTTAGCTGCTGTTTGTTCACTGAATTCAATACCGTAAGGAGCAAACCACATTAAACGACCACCAAAATAACCTTGTTCTGATTTTGGTAAGTCTGCATAACTACCTGTATCAAAAGCTAGATTTTCCATAGAAAACATATATCTAGACTTATCTTCTTCGGGTTTACCTAATTTAGGGTGAATGTTAGGTCTAACAGTATCTCTCATAACACTGTTTTGTACACCATTACCACCATTAAATTGGTTAAATGTTAATAATTGATTAGGTAAATCGGAACCATATTGGTCATGTCCACTACCTGTACCAAAAGTATTGGTCCAACTTCTACACTTACCTCTACCTCTATAAGTAACAACATCCGGATTTCCATTTGTACCTTTAGCTTCTATATATTCAATGTTATCACCAGCCAAATGTTTTCCATTTTGTGTTTCTAATATTTTTTTAGTAAAATATAAAATACCTCTTTTAGCACCTGTATCTGGTGCATCTTTAATGTTAAAAACACCTTCTAAATTTTCAACCCTACCATTAACAACTTTTTGTGTAGAACCAAAACCAAAATCTTGTTCTATTTTTCTATCATTTTCAGGTTTAGTACCATTGTATGCTAAGAATGCATCATATTCAGTTTGTGTTTGACCATTTACTGATGGTGTATAAAACTCATATCCTATACCTAAACTATTAATAGTTTTTTCTAGATAACTTCTTTGTGCGTCTGTATCTGTACCCAAATATTGGAAATAATCACCACTAACTAAATTATTTAATAAAGCTTTGTTGGTTGCTCTATCAACTGAACCATTTCTTCTAGGACCATAAAAGTTTTGATTACTTAAATTAACAATATGGTCTTTAGTAAAATCACCTAAAATGTTATAGTTGAAATCCATAATATTTTTAACATTAAAGGTATCAGTATAAGAACCAATCATGTTACCACCATATATTTTTTCAAACATACTTTTACTGTAACCGTGGTCAATACCTCCAACAACTAAACTTGTTAAATTATTGATACTAATTATTTCTTTATTTTGTGCATCTTTAGAAGTAATGGCTAAACTTCTGAATCTATAAGCCTTGCCAGTAAAAAAATCTTTTGCTTTACTCAATAAATTACCACCTTGATTCATGTTAAACACAGGCATTTGGTTTTGAACAACCTTTTGTGCTGTATTTAATGTCAAGAATTTTAATTGTTGTATTTGTGCATTTTGTACGATTGGTGAGTCTTGTATTAATGAACCTTCAACATAATTTGTTATAAAACTATTTCTTAAGTCAAAATTACTATATTGATTAACAGCATTTAAAGCTTGTGTAACAGAATTATTATTAATATCGTAAGTATTTGTTGGTGTATAATAGTTACGTGCCTGTAACGCATCTTTTATAGCTTGACTTCTTGTTTTAACTCCGGTAGCCATGTGTTTTTAATAAATAGAGCCTTATACAAATTAAACTATTTATTAATAAAATATTATGTTGAATCAGGATAATGTACCTATAATATTAAAATTCTATAATAAACAAGGTTTTGTTTTTGAACATATATTTGAAAATAAAGCAGTTGGTTTTAATTATTTTATTTTAAAAGATTTGATTATTAGAAAATACTCAAACCAAACTTATTTTATTGATATAATATGTGATGATAAAATAAAAAGTAAATTACAAAGAATTATTAAAAACTTTATTAATGATAATACCTTGCTTGGAACTTCTAAAAAATTAAACAATAAATTATATGCCAATTTTGAAGACTTTAATTAAACATAAAATAAATGAAATATCAGATAAAATAAACACTGATGAAACTACATTTACAAATATACGTTTATCCGCAGCTTATTCAAATGGACAATTTTCAACTAAATCAGGTATAAACTACAGTGTTGATATTTTCTTTTCATCTAAATCAATAAATCCTGAAATATATAACATAATAGATAACGATATTTTAAATAAAATATTTTCTATTACAAAAGTATTACCAACTGTAGAATTTAGAGCTAATGGTTCACACGAAGCAACTAATGGTTTTGAACAATTTGAAGTTGCTGCTAATGTTTTTGGATTTTTAAAAATTTATACTAACAGATTCAAACCCGATATTATTAACTTCTATACTAATGATACTAGAAGAGCTAATTTTTATATGCTTATTTTACGTAAACATTTTGATGATTATTTTGTGTTAGAAACAGGTACTAATAGTTATTTTATAATCAAAAATAAATTTAAAAATTTGTTTTATAAGAAATAAATTAGTAAGTTTGTTGTTGTAAATATAAACACACTAATATGCTTTTAGATTTAGAAAAAGAACAACAATTAGCTTTCAATAGATTAAAGAAAGCTTACGCTGATTGTAAAAAATTAAAAGTTGAATTGGTTAATCAGTATGGTACATTACATGCATATAACGGTAAGTTAATTGTAGATTTTGGGGATGATGAAATAAAACCTAGAGGTCATTCAGTTTATTATACTGATGTTATTGATAAGTTTATCGGTAATAATAATATTATATCCAATATTGACCCAGGTAGAGCTGATGATGAGGATTTGTGGATGTTTGGTTTATCTGATAAAGGTTTAGAAATTTACGAAAATGAATAAAACAAAAGTAATAATCGCTGGTACAAGAACGTTTGATAATTATCAACTTCTTAAAACCAAATGTAATGAAATATTAAAAGATTTCAATAACATAGAAATAGTTTCCGGAACTGCTAAAGGTGGTGATATTTTAGGTGAGCAATACGCAAAAGAAATGGGTTTTGATTTAAAATTATTTAAACCTGATTGGAGTGGGTTAGGCAGAAAAGCTGGTCCTCTTAGAAATATTGAAATGGGTGATTACGCTGATGTTTTGATTGCTTTCTGGGATAATATTTCAGGTGGGACAAAACACATGATTACTTACGCACAAAGTAAAGGTTTAAAAGTTCATGTTATAAATTATTAAAATTATGCGAAATATTTTAAAACGTCTGTTTGTTAAGTTACCTTTAATTATCTTGTTTTTTGTAGCATGTGCAACTGGAATATTACCTATTTTATATTGGGTTTTAACGGGTGGTAACTGTATTGAGTTGCTGGATTATGTTGATAACATTTAAAAACAAAAAACCTCTCCTAATTTCTTAAGAGAGGTTTTTCTTTTATAACTTATTATTGTTGTTTAAAAACTCATTTAGTAATTGAACTGTTTCATTTGAATTTTGACTTAAACTTGTTTTGTCTTCAACTTCTTTAAGTAACTGAACCAATTCGTTATTTGTTTTATTTGCTCTATACAAATATTTTTCTTTTAACTGAAATGGTTCTTGTTCACCTTGTGGTGCAGCTCCACCTGCTGGGTTATTACCTGCATCCATTGGTCCACCCATAGCATCGGCTCCTGGTTCAGCAGGTTGTTCACCGTTAACTTGTGCTGGGTCTAATGATGAAGTAATAATACCTCTTTTAATGTATTCCTCTAAATCATTGAAAATACCTGATTTTTTAAGAATTAAACCAGCATTTTTAATTTCATCACCAACAACATTTTCAATCATTTGTTGTTTAATATCATCAAGTATTTCATCAGCTGATAAACCAAAAATAAGTTTTTTAGCATTTGTTTCTGACATAGGTTTTAAACCTGTTTCATTTGATGTCGTTAATTTAACATATAAATCAACTTTTTGTGTAAATGCTTCAATTTTAAGTATTTCTGATTGTGTAGATGGGTTATTTAAAGTTAATTTATAATCTCTAATATCATCATCACTGTAACCTAATAAGAATAAATGTATTAATGCAATTTTGTTTAATTCTTGAATCATTGCATTTTGTATTCTCATTACTTTTCTAGAAAATACAATATCTGTTTGAGCATTATTGTCACCACCACCTTCTCCAGAACCTGAGAAATTAAGTCTGTTTTTAGGTACACCTAAACCTGTAAATAAGTTATCTCTTAAGTATTCAATATCTGCAATTTTATCTAAATTATCAGCACCTTCTAAAATATCAATTGGTGAAGGGTCACCAGCGTTTTTAACTGCAACAAATATATCTTCAACACCACTTGCTGGACTATATTTGTAATTAATTTGTCCTGTTGCAGGGTCAACTATTTGTGATTTTTTAAAATTTGAAATAGTTTGACGCATAAACATTGGGATATCTGCTGGGTCCATATTACCAGTAGGAACTTTAACTACTTTAACCCTTGCAGCATTAGTTGCTCTATATACTAATTGAGCATCTTCACTCATTTTTAACATTCTGTAATACATTCTAACAGGTGCCAGTACAGATGTACCATAAGGTAACGTATTTTCATCACCTAATAACCTAAAATGTGCCACTTGGAAGTTAGTATATTCTTGTCCACCTAATTGCCAAATAAATTTAGTTGTTGGTTTTCCATTTATAATTTTTTCTTGTCTTTCTATTTCAGATGTAGGTAATTGTTTAACATTTACAACACCTTTATCTGCTTCAGTCATTACAAATAAAAAATTATCACCAAACTTGCAGTTTGACAAAAATACACCAGAAGTTCTTGAGTATGAACCGTTTATGTCTTTACCTAGTACTGGAAAATTATGTCTATCATGTTCACCGTTAGGACCAACAGCTTCTAAACAGTAAACATCCGAAGTTTCTTCTAATTTAACAACGGAAACTACTTTATGGTTTACAACCTTAGTTTTACCTAAAAAAATTGCTTTAGCTCTTATATAATCTTTATCTAATATTAAAGTTGGTTTAATAGATAAAACATAATCAAAATAATTTAACTCAGTTTTTCTCTTTAAAACATTTGTTAGTGTTGCATGGTTTATAGATTTAATAATATCTTTTCTTAAAGTATAAGTTTCTTTAAAAAGATTTATAAATTCAGTATCAATTTTTAATAATTGAGCTAGTTTATTTATACCAACATAATTTTCGTTACTTGCTATAATATTAGTTATATAGTTTAAACAACTATCAGATATTTCTATTGTCATACCTTTTTTTGTTTTCGCAACAAATTCTTCATTAGACCAATTCTCTAACATTTTTTTTGTACGGATTTCATTATGTTCACTGTGTAAATCACTATTATTATATTCATTAAAATATTTTGGATAAATACCTGTCATTTCTTTTGACATTCTTTGTCTACGAGCATCAGATGTTAGATATTTGTGGATACCTTCTAAACGTTTTTTTGTAATTTCAGGTGAATGTAATACTTGTTTACAAAGGTCTGTGTGTATTTTAAAATGTTCACTGTTAGTTAATCTTTGTAAATTATGTGGGTGATTATTTAGTTTATTAAAATCAATGTGATGTGTGTCAAAACGTTCATTGACAGTTTTTTCATATTCCAAATCACGCACACATTCATGTGCTACCATACGATGAGTAAACTTATATTTACCAGTACTTGGGTTAAATACTTTTTCATAACCACCTATTTGGTCTTGTTTTTTATTACTTTTTTTGGTGTAATAAGGCATTAACGATTGACCAGGTGTTAATTCATCAGCTCTTTTAAATGAACCGTTTCTTAACATGTATTCATGGTCTGGTGTTGTATCTATATATGTACCATCATCTAACGTTACACGATATAATTCACTATTTTTTCTAGTTAAGTCACACCAAACAATTTTACTAGGTACAATAGCGTGTGTCTTATCCTGAATAGAATAAGACCAGATTTCTTCACCTAATTTAATTCTATCTGATAATTCTTTTATTGTACACTCAGTACCATCTAATAATGGTATCATTGAATTCTCTCTAATTGGAGTGTTTCTCACCCAGAAAGGTAGATTAGTATTAATATCTAAAATCTCATAAAATAAGTATTCTAAATCTTCTTTTAGTCTATTATTGTTAGAATAAATGTTTAACATTTGACCTCTATCACCTATCGTTGTGGCTTCTTCAGCTAAAACATTTAAAGCTTGAGCTATGATAGGGTATGATTCCATCATTTTATATTCAACATAAGCAGGTAATCTTAAAGCATTGGCTTGAACTGCTTGCATATCATTTTGTTGGATGATATGTGAATGTTGTTTATAAAGATATTGCGTTTGTTGGTATTCTAATTTTTTATCTTCTAATTCTTCTTTAGAAGATGCTGTAATAAGTTCTTTTTTTTCTATTGGTGTAACAAATTGATTATTATCATGTTTATTAACCTTTCCTGTTAATCTATTATAGGCTGATTCCCATAAACTAGTTTTTTCTGCCATTTTATTGATATTGTTATATTTAATTAAGTTTAAAACTTAATAGTTAGTTTGTTGATTCCTATTTAGAATACTATTTCAATTTTGTTTGATTCTGTGTAAAAATCATCGGTATAGGTAAATGTGATTGTTAATAAAACCTGGTTTTCATTAATACTGTCAAAAATAATACTGTCTATATTTATTTTTGGCATATATTTTTTAACAACCAACTTAATATCATCAATTATGTCTGATTGTGTAATTTCGTCAGATTGTTCAAATAAAAAACGTCTTAAGTCAGTACCATAATCACGTTGAAAATAACGAGTACCTTTTTCTGTTATTAATAACAACATAAGATTGCTTTTAATACCATCCATTGTTGTTTCATTTCTTTGCATTAAAAAATTCTTTTTAACATCATCTGTTATTGGAAACTTTATATTGATAAACATATTAGGTTTAGCTATTTATTATAAATAGTTTTAAGATGACAAATTTTATAAAAAAAACTAATATTTCTTTAGATTCTATACTTACTAAATTAATTAATGAAGAACTTGAATCTACGATTGACGAAGCTACATATCCAGAAAACTTTGATTTAGAAAAATTCAAACAACTTAGAAGTTTTAAAGATAGAGTTAATTATTGTAACTCAACATTAAAAAAATTAGGTTCCGGTAGTTCTAGGATAGTTTATTTGGTTGATGATAAAACAGTATTAAAATTAGCTAAAAACCAAAAAGGTATTGCTCAGAATGAAGTTGAAATAGGTGCTTCAACTGATTATTATAGTGATATTACAGCAGAAGTTTATGAATCAGATGAAAATGGGTTATGGCTTGAAATGGAATTAGCTAAACCAATTAACAAAGCAAGATTTCAACAAATATTAGGTTATACTGTTGAAGATTTTGGTAAGTGGATAACTAACTTCTGGAATAGTAATAACAGAAAGAAACCTTATTATAATTTAGATAAACAACTTGAAGAAACTATTAATGAATCTGAATTTGCTAATAAAGTTTTTTCTTTTATACAAGATTACGGTTTGTCAACTGGTGATTTAGGTAGAATATCAACTTACGGTGAGTTTGATGGTGAAGTTAAAATCATTGATTATGGTTTGAATGATGATGTTTTAAATTCTTACTATAGAAAATTAAGTGAAGAACTAGAATCTACTGAAAATAACCAAACTGTGTTAAATGAAGTTGAACCATCTGAAGTTCCAACAAAAACAATTAAATACACTGACCATCTAAATGATAAAATTTGGGATAATAGTACCAAAAAACTTAAACCTATTGTTAGATACAAGTTATTAGAAATAACCAAAAAATATCTTGAAACTTTAAAAGATTTAGATATTAAATTTAAAGATATTATTTTAACAGGTAGTGCAGCAAATTATAACTATAATGACCAATCTGATTTAGATGTACATGTTGTAGTTGATTACAATAAAATCAATCAAGATAAAGATTTGTTGTTAAATTATTTTAAAGGTGTTAAAGATAATTGGTCTAATCAATATAAAATAACTATCTATGGTATTCCGGTTGAAATGTTTATTCAAGATGAAGATAGTAAAGAAATTAGTTCAGCTAGTAGATACAGTTTGTTAAATGATAAATGGGTTATTGAACCGCAATATGAAAAACCTAAATATAATATTGAAGAAATTAAAAAAATAGCAGCTAATTTCTTGACCAGATTTGATGATATTAAAAGAGAATATAAGGTTAATAAAAAAGATGTTCAAAAACCAATCAATGATATTGAACAAATGAAAACTGATATGTCTGATTTAAGAAAGAAAGGTCTTGATTCAGAACTTGGTGAGTTTTCAAATGAAAACCTTGGTTACAAACTTTTAAGAAATTTATTGTTTTTTGATAAAGTTAATAAATTTAAAGAAGAACTGGTACACAAAGAGTTGAGTTTGAAAGAAAACCGTGTAGTTATAAACAAGAGTAAAAAACAAGGTAGGTTAATGACTGAAACAACGGTACAAGGTAAAACTATTATAAATGTTGATATTCAACCTGAATATGAAAATTATATATCATTTGATTTGGATAAATGGGTTAATTTCTTGAATGAAAATGGGAGTAATAATCGAATAGTTTTTTTATATAACGGTGCTGATACATTAGGTATGATTAGTGAAGGTTCTTATCAAAATTGGTTGATGGAATTAGGTGTTGATGAAGATGTTGTTTATAATGGTACTTTTTATGATAAAGGTTACGCTTTTTTTAGATATTGTATGGATAGTTCAATAGATGAAGATAATATTGTTGATTTAGTTAAATATATGTTAAAACATAATATAAATGATAGTCATGATATTGATAAAGAAATGTGGGATAACTATATGGAAGAAACGGGGCATAATCAACAAGACGTTAGAGATTTATTGGAACCTGCTGATGATATGATTAATATACCTGATTTGATGGATTTTCTTAAAAATTACTCAAATATTGTTTTAACTGGTGGTGGTATTAATGAATGTTTAAAAGAGGTTGAAATAGCTTTGTTGGCTTTGGATAAAACATTTAACACATTATCAGAGTTCGTTTATTAAAATTATAACTCGCCAAATCTATAGTATTTTTACCACATTTGGCGAAATATAAAAACCTCTCTTATTAATTTAGGGGAGGTTTTTATTTTTGAATAACAATATTTTATTGAAAAACCTCTCTTCATCAGATAAATTTCTTAAATTTAATTGATTGATAGAGAGGTAAATCCAATTAACTGTATTGAAAGTACTATTAAAACCTGTTTTATAGGTTATTATTATGTTAAGTTTCATAAACTATTAATTTTGTTTGAATATAAACAAACTTTTTCTGTTATGATTATTTTTTATGAATGTTATCACATCAATGTTGTGAAAACCGTTAACATTTAGATTTAAACCTGTAAGAATAAAATCATAATCTTCTAAATTAAATATTTTAAGTTTCATCTTAAAAAGATTATTAGTTTGTTATTGTCAAATTTAAATAATTTACCACCATACCATTTTTGAATGCCAAAATAAAACCAATGGGTTTTATCAAATGGGTCAAAGTTCTGTGTGGGTTTATCAACTTGTAATTTCATCTTTTTAATATATAAATTCTATCTTTAGATAATGCGTTAATAGGTTCAGTTTTGTTGTATGCACCAAATATAAATTCAGTCATTAGTAATTCTCCTTGTTTGACATGAAAAACTAGATTATTGCAAATGTAGTATTGTAATTTCATCTTTTAAATATAATTATTTTCCCGTTATAATAAATTTTTTGTGAAATTATTTCAAACAAATTATGTCCTAAAAACTATACAAATTATTAAAATCTATACAATTAATTTTATAAAAGGATTGGATTTGTTGACACATATTTCAACTCGAATACGTCCCTTACTTTTATTGGGTTGAACAATAATCCACTATCAATTATCTTACTAACGTAAGAATCAAAGACTACTTTTCTCATTATGTTAACTGCTCCGTTAACATCTGCGTTTATCAACCCTTTGGCTGATTGAAACAAACCACGTTGAACTCTTTTGTTTACTTTAAAGAACCCATTCGGTATCGCTTCGCCATACTTATACAATTTCTCTAATATCAAACTATCTGTTTTTGAGGTATAACTTTCTTCTGTTTCAACTACTTTTATACCCACCATTTCACACTTATATTTAATCTTATTTAAGAGATTCAAATAAGAAATGTAACAAAACTTTTGGTTATTAATTCTACCAATATCAATGGAGTCCTTCCATTGTTTGTTGTAACCAACTATTAAATTACCTATCTTATTATCTACCAAATAATCTACAATGTACCTACTTACCTTGTGATATATATCATTCAATGTGTTCTCTCTATCTACATATAAATCTTTGATTTGTTCTGTTAGACCTTTTATTTTTTGTTTATCTTTAATTGAAGTTAATCTAGCTAATTCTTTGTTAAAGAACTGATTGTAACTTTTAATCTGATTACCGCTAAGTAAAACAGGGTTAGTTAATGAACTAACCAAAGTTACTAAGTTATTAACACCTAAGTCAATTGAAGCGTGTTCATCGTAGTTAACATCTTTATTTTCAATATGTTTTTCATAAACAATTTCAACTTTGATGTAATTCTTTTTAGGAATCAACCTAACTTGATTAAAGTTGATTATATCTTTTTTGTATTTATCAAACTGTGGTACAGCTATTTTTAATGTTTTAGATAAATGTATGTATCCATCATGTTTAATAATACATGATTGATTTGGATAAATTAAGTTAGATAAACTATTTTTACGTTTAAAATTAGGTAATTTAGGTTTACCTTTATATTTAGTCGGGTTCTTTGACCAATCTCTAATAGCAGCAATGTAAGATTTAACATCTTGTTCAAGAACCTTTAATGTTTGTTGAGCAACTTGTGCTTTAAGTAATCTATAATTAACAGTACCTTCTAAATTAGTTTTACATTTCATTAACACATCTAACTGTTTATAAAACAAAAACTTACCTTCGTTATTAAGGTTTGTTTTAACTTCATAAAGAGCCTGATTGTAAAGGTTGTTAGCAACTTTACAAAGTTCAGTTAGATGAGTAGCTGTATTAATGTCAAATGTGTAAACTAATCTCATTTATTGTGTTATTAAATGTTATTTATTATAAATAGTAAAAACTATTAAATAATTTGATATATAGAATAAATTCTATATATTTGTGTGTTATATGTTTTTTCATCACTTCTATAACCGAATTTTGCTGAAGTGGTTAATAATTGTAATTTCATCTTTCAAAAGTCAATAACCAATTAATATGTATTTCTTTACGTTCAAGTAATTCATCTAAACAATAAGCAAAACTGCTTGTATCGTTTTTAAATTTAAACATTAAATTGTATTTTGTTTGTAATTTCATGTTCATCTATTTTAAAATAATAAATTACGATTAAATATATGTAATTTATTTAAATCATTTTTTATTAAGTTAATATTTATTTTTCTTGTAATCTGATTAAATAAATCATCATATTTATTGAAATATTTATACATAACAACATTCCCACGTCTCGTTCTGATATAATATATATCTGGGATTATTTTAAGTTTCATCTTCTAATAAGGGTAAAATATTTCTTCTGTTTCTATTTCAACATCTTCAAATAACTTAAGTCTTTCTTTAACCGAAAAACCGTTTCCATCTGTTGGATTTATTCTTCCATTACTTGCAAGAAATTTATAGACACTATGGTAACCTATAAAACCTGCTGATAGAATTCCTGCTTTGGTTATTTTAACACCTTTAATTTTCTTACCAACATACTTACGTATTGATTCTTTTAAATATCTATGTTCTAGTGTAAATAAATATTCTTTTATAACCTGGTCCTGTTGTTTTTCTGTAAACAAGGTTGTATCAAATATTTGAACATGACCCAACCATTCATCTTTAATTGTTTTAATAGACCTTTTAATTTTTTTGGTGTTAATCTCTTTAAAACCTAATTCATTTAAACTATTAACCTGGAATTGATATTTACCAATACAACCAAATCTGTTTATTATATTTGGTCTATATCTACTTTCTAAATAAGCATTCTTTGATAAGAATGAATCAATTGTTATTATGTTCGGTTCTTCTATATGTTTTAACATATAAATAAACTGTTTATTAGTAGTTTTATATGTGTTAGCATATACTTTGTTAATTGTTCTATTGTTAGTTGCTAGTAACACTATTAATAACATTAACTTAAATTTTATAATCATCTTTAACATATTCTTTTATTTTGGTTTAACATTATCCTTCTATAACGTAAATATAGTTATAAAGGTTTCGTAATTTACAAAATAAATTTGAGAAAACCTAGATATCTGATAAATTTATTTTTCAAGTTTCATAATCGATGAAAGACTATTAGTCTATTTGAGTAAGGTATTTTCGCTGTTATTATGTGGTTTTCTAAAACCTTTTCTGTAAAGAACCACCATTTTAAGTTTATTTTTTCAAGTTTCATTTTATCTATAAAATATATGTAAAATATTTAAATTTTTATATCTTATAGAGTTATAAAGATAAAAATCGTAAACATCTTTAGTTAATAGTAAACTACTACGTTCTATGTTAAGTTTCATCTTCTGTAGGTTAATATTTTGTTAATATAAGGTTTTGGTATATAATAATTTGGTTGTTGTTCAACTAAATATTCAGCAAAAACTGAACGATTTGGTTTAAAACAATCAACAAGTGGGTTAAGTATAATTAATTTCATCTACTTAAGATTGTTAATTTATTTTTATTAAAAACAAAATTATCAATTAGTTCATCCAAACAAATAACAGAACTATCTTTGATATTTTCATGTTGAATAAATTTAAATCCTGAAATGTTAGAAAAATTATTAACCTGAAGTTTCATCTTTTGTAAATTTTTAAATAATTATGTACTGATTTAGACCCAATATTGAAATATTCTCTGTTAATAAGATAGTTGCAAATTTTATTACTATCTAACCTAAAGTGGATATATAAATTAACTATTTCTAATCTCATCTTTTGTATATTGATATATTATTTATATGTATTATAGTAGTAACTATATCTAATCCTAAAATATTTATACTTTTGTAAAGATTGTTGTTGTTATCAAACGGTATGTTTTGATTTTTGAATATAAATAATTTCATGTACTACTATTTTACTACAACAAATCTAATTATAATTTTTAATTAATCCAACTATTTATTTAAAATACTCTATTTAATTTAAACAAAATTTATAACATGCAAAATAAAAAACAATTAACAACTGAGGAATTGAGAGAAAGATTCTTGTTTTTATCTGGTGGTGACACTAAAAAGAATCTAAATGAATCGGTTGTAACATCAAATAGTACGTCTAAGCTATTAAAATATGAAAGAATGGCAGATGGTAAGGTTTATGGTATTGTACAAGAAGGACAAAAATTTTATATTAAAGTTTGTTCAGCTCCATCAACCAATGTATTGAATGTATCTGATTTTGTTTATTTAGGTGGTTCAATGGATAATGAGAGATTATATGAAAAATATGATTCTTATAATAAAGTTTTAACACGTTTTCACGGTAAAAAAGTGGCTTTGAATGAAACATTTGGTCGTTTAAATGAATCAGATGATAAAGATGAATTTGAACCAATAGATGAAGAATTTGAATTAAATGGAAAAAAATACAATAGTAAATCATTTGACTCTGAAGATGAAGTTAATAATTTTTTAGAAAAAAATGACGAGTATGGTGTTATCGGTAAAAAAGGTGATAAAATATTTGTAGCTAAAAAATCAGACAAAGGTGAAGTTAATGAAGAAATTCCTTTAAATAAAGATGTTGATGCTAAAAAAGGTGAAACTATCGTACCAGCACCTGCTGAAACAACACCTGCTCCAGTAGAAACACCTGTATCTGAACCAACAACACCAGTAGAAGCACCTGCTGCTCCTGTTTCTGCTGATGTAACTTCAGAACCAGAAGCTGTTGATAATACAGATATTGCCGATTATAACCCAGAAAATTCTACAACACCTGCTCCAGCACCTTCTGCTGATTCAGCTCCTGAAGCAAGTACAGATGTTCCAGCAACAGATACTGTAGACGCACCTGTAGATAGTGAATCAAACACTGAAGGTTCAGACGATACAGTTTCTGAAATTCAATCATTATTAGGTAAATTAGGTGCTGAATTTAGAAAATTACCTGAAGTTGATGCAACAACTGCTAAATCAGCAATCAATAATATTATTTCTTCAACTAAATCAGGAATCGAAAAATTAGATGATAAAGATAAAGAAGAAATTAAAAAACGTATTGATAAAAACGGTGAAAAGATTGATGAATCAGAGAATATTGATGAAGCTTACGGTGATGAAAAAACTGGTGCTTATAAATATAAAGGTTATACAGTAAAAGTTGTTGATGTAAACGGTAAACGTGAAGTTAGTATTGCGGATGGTAAAAGTTCACCAATAACCGTTAATAAAGAAAATAAACCATTTAAAGATAGTAGTGAAGCTAATGACTATATTAATAAAAATTTAGATTCATTAGATGAAGAAGTTGAATCAACTGATGATGAGTTAGATGCTGAAACTATTAACGAAATCACTGAATTATGTGGAATTGATTCTAAAGAAGTTGAAGAAAAACTTAACGAAGCAATTAAAACACCTTATGGTAAGTATTTGGTTAAAAAACTCATTAAAGAAGAAATGAGTAGATATCAAAGTGATGATATTGTTGCTGAAAATGATGATAAGAAAGAGGTTGAAGGTGGTTATTATAGATTTAACCCATCAACTAAAACTTTTCAAACAACTATGATTAATAAAGAAAATGAACCGTATCCAGGTGAAGAATTTGATAAAGAAGATGATGCAATTAATCATTTAAAAAATTCAGTTACTGAACCTGTTCAAGAATCAAAATATCAAAAATATTTGGCGGCTAAAAAAAACAAATTAGTTAAAGAAGATGATGTAGTTAATAATCCAACACCTGATATACAAAAACAATTTGATGATGAAGAAAATGAAGGTTTACCTGCTGAAATCGTTGACTTATATAATAAAGGTGTTAATTTAGTACGTACTTATAAAAACTCTAAAAAAGAACACTATTATCCTATGATTATTGAAATAGTAAGAAAACTTAGAGATGCTGGTCATAGTGATAAAGCTAAAAAACTTTTACAAATGGCTAACCAGGCTATACCTAGAGCATAATTTTTGTCTGTTTTAATTTTGTTTTGTTTAAAAAAACCTCTCTTATTAATTTAAGAGAGGTTTTTTGTTTATCTATTAAAAATATTTAGTTTGTTTAAACTATTTCGTGAACTATTCAATAAATCGCTTAGACCGTAGGTTAATGCTGATGATTTATTATTAAATTTAAAATTTTTAGGATATATTACTATTGAAAGTTTCATCTTCTAAATATTGTTAATCGGTTTTTATTTATTTCTAAAAAATAATCTGACGATTGATAGTCACTTTTTAATTTAACTAATAATTGGTTCCATTTATCTACAGTAAAGTTTTTAAATTTATAACCTGTGATTGTTTTTTCTATTTTAAGTTTCATCTTCCGATAATATATAAATGGTTTAACATAGGATATATGTGATAACTATCACCACGATAATCTACTGAAATCTCAAGTCCGTAAGACTGATATATTAAAGAATTTATCTTTAATGTACTGTTATCTTGTTTTTTAAGTTTCATCTTAATAAAATTATTATTTTATTTTTCTCAAATTCGGTTAATTCTATATTATTATACAATCTGAACATTCTACAATAAACAAAATTAGTATTATTGAAGAACATAGGTTGTTTTGGGTTAGTTTTGAAAATGAGAAGTTTCATCTTTTACCTAATATTAATAATCTATTAACTGTATGTATTAAATGTAAATCTACACGTTGTTTTTTATAAAAAAGAATAATTGTTTCATTTATAGTATGAAACTTAATATCTACATTATGGTTGATTAAAAGTTTCATAATCTATCCAATTCAAAATAAACATAATCAAATTCATTCTTTTCATCAGCAATACCTTTACCGACAACTGTTTGTTTAAATTTATCATTGAATAATAAATTTAGGTCAATTTCACTATCAAATTCTTCAACAACTGTTTCAATTAATGTTAAGTAAACTTTGGTACATAAAGGAATAGTTTGTTTATATATTTCAGCACCACCTATAAGAAATATTTCTTTTGTTGGGTAATATACTTCTGAAATATCAATCGCTTTAGCTATTGTATCTACAATAAACAAATTATCATGTTTTAATTGTAAATGTTCTAAGTTAGATACATTTCTAGTGATAACAATATTAATTCTGTTAGGTAGTGGTTTTGAACCTAATGATTCAAATGTCTTTCTCCCCATAATTACAACATTATCTGTTGTTAATTTTTTGAACCTTTGTAGGTCATTTGATTGTTTGAATAACAATTGGTTGTTATTGCCAATTGCACCGTTTTTGGAGATTGCTAGAATAAGTTTCATCTTGTAAATATTATTAAAATATTGGGTTTTTTCCTTAAATTTTTAATACAGTTGCAAATTTTTATTTCGATATGAGTAGAATTCATTATAGGGAATAATTCTACCATATACCATTTATAAATATTAGTTATTTTATTATCAAATAATTGAACTTTTAATTTCATCTTGCGAAGATAAATAATTGATTTCTTTTAAAGACCGTTACATTTTCTCTGTTTCCAATATTTAAATTTTTATACCAAATTTCTTTATTATTTGAAATAATTACTACCCAATTAAAACTTGTTATATCTAATTTCATATTTTACAAATGTCTGTTGCTGATTAATTGTTCCAAGTCTCTATCAAAATTAATAAACATTTCTGGGTCAGAAGATTCAATTATCATTTCTTTAAATCTTCTGATTACTAATCTATCAAACTGTTTTTGAGTTTGTTCCCTTTCTTGTTCTAATTGTTCATCGTATTGTTCTAAAAACGTTTTCATTGTTGTATAAACTTTTATTTCAACAAATCTACAAAATAAAAAAACTCTTACCAAATATTGATAAGAGTTTTTTTATTAAAATTTATTTTAAACCAATTCGTTTATTTTGTTTAAAATGTTTTGTTTGGTGGTAGCACCTGCGGAACGATGCACCACTTCATCATCTTTTAAATAAATTAAAGTAGGTACTGACCTTATATTGTATTGTGCTGTAAGTTCAGGTTCGGCATCAATATCAATTTTGATAATTTCAACATTTTCATTACCTTCAAATTCTTTTTTTAAAGAATCAATGATAGGTGAAAGTTGTTTGCACGGTCCGCACCAAGAAGCTGCGAAGTCATATAATTTAATTTTTGACATAGTTGTTAGAATTTAAAATCACCAAAGTTTGTACTATCTAAATCTTGTTTAAATGAACCAACAACGTAACTAGTTTTTTCAGTTTCTTGCGGTGCTTCTTGAACATTTGTGCTTCCGGTCCAGTTGTTCATCCAAGTTAAAGGGTTTTCTGTGTTCTCGAATATTGATTTTAACCCAATAGCTTTCATTCTTCTATTGGTTAAATGTTTCATGTACTTAATAAGTAACTCAGCATTTAATCCTAACATTGAACCACCTTCAAATAAGTATTTTGCCCATTCCATTTCTTCCTCAGCAGCATCTTTAAACATTTTGATAACAATTGGTTCACAATCTTTAATTACTTCTTGGAAACCTTCAGATTCATTGTTTCTAAGTAACATAATCATTTTTTGTGTACCTGCTAAATGACAATTTTCATCACGAGAAATTAACTTAATAATTTTAGCATTACCTTCCATTTTTTTATTTTCAGCAAAAGCAAATGAACAAGCAAATGAAACATAGAACCTAATACCCTCTAAGATGTTAATTGACATAATAGTAAGGTAAAGTTTCTTTCTTTTCTCATAATCACTATCATCAGATAATGAATTAATTAATTCATCATAATAAGATGTAACTGATGTGGTTCTTTTTATGATTTCAGTATCCTTTAAAATATTATCAAATACTTCAGTTGGGTTTGGGTAAATATTCTTAATAATATAAGAATACGAATAACTATGAAGTGTTTCAAAATATTGCCAAGCACTACCAAATAATTCAATTTCAGGATTAGATGTATTTTCAGTAATATGTTTAATACCTCTACTTTGAATTGAATCTAAAAGAATTTGATAACTTAAGTTCTTAGTAAATATGAATTTTTCATGGTCACTTAGTGTGTTAAAATCACCTCTATCTTTTTGAATATCCACTTCTTCTGGTCTCCAAGAAAAAGAAAGTTGTTTTAAGTAAAGGTCATAAAAGATAGGGTTTTTAACCTTATCATATCTTTGTAAATTTAAACTTTTACCAAAAAACATAGGTTCTTTAGTGAAATCAACTAAATCTAAGTTGATAATGTGTTTTTTGTCTTCCATTTGTAATTTAGGTTTTAAATTAATGTTAATTAAAATGGGTTAGATTTAATATCTAACCCATTTGTAAGTGCAAATATAATAGTTTAAATTAATAAACCAAAATTATTTCGTTATTTTTAAACTGAACAAGCACCTGATTCACAACCGACATCATTTGAATTAGATTCATTATGTGTCTTTTCAAGTTCATTAATTAAATCATCACTATTACCATCTTCAGTATTAGCGTAATATAATGTTTTTAAACCCATTTGGTATGAATACAAAATATCTGTTGAAACTTGTGAAATAGGAATTTCGCCACCATTTTTAGTTGCATTATAATAATGGTTAGAGCTAATAGCCTGGTCAATATATTTTTGAATAATAGCTTGAATATTAATCAAATGTTTATTATCACCGATTTCAAAAGCTAATTGATATTTGTTTTTTAATTTACTAATCTCAGGCACTACCATTTTTAATGTACCTTGTTTAGATGTTTTAGTTGTTAATAAACTTCTAACCGGTTCAATACCGTTTGTTGAGTTAGATACAACAGATGATGATTCACAAGGCATAATAGCTGTCAATGTACTATTTCTCATGCCATAAGTTAAAACATCTTGTCTTAAGGATTCCCAATCTAATGTTAATGGTCTGTTAACAATTTTATCTACATTTTTGTTATATGTATCAATAGGTAAAATACCTGATGAGTATTTAGTTTGGTCAAAATATTCACATTTACCATATTCTTTTGCTAATTTAACAGAAGCTTTGATTAAGTAGTATTGAATATGTTCCATTAACTCATCAACAAATGGTAAAGTTTCTGGAGTAGTATATGTTAAGTTATTTTTAGCTAAATAATAAGCTAAGTTAGTAATACCCACACCTACACTTCTACGTTTTAACATTTTCCTAGCAGCTGGAACTGGATAATCTTGTTTTTCAATGATAAAATCAAGTCCTCTTAAAATGTTTTCACATAATCCTTCTAATTCATCTAATGTTTTTAATTCACCCAAGTTAATAGCTGATAAAACACATAAAGCAATCTCTCCATTTTCTGTATGTAAATCAGTTATTGGTGTGGTTGGTAAGGTGATTTCCTGACAATTACCTGTGATTATACCATTAAAAATAACTTTATGTCTTTTAGGTTCATTAACACAATATGTATCATCAATTCTACCTAAATCTTCTATTTTAGTTATCGTTATACCTGAAATAATTTCACTATCAATAGAGTATGTTTCAATTTTATCGTCAATAACTAATTCATTTGCTCTAACTTCTTTGTTACCTTCTAAATAAAATTTATGATATTCAGTACACTCAATAGTTTGTCCGTTACTAAAACTAATTTTAATTATTTTTTGGTTCTCACCTGTTTTAACAATAGTTGTTGTACTAAACTCTTCACCATTCCATACGTTAACTTCCTTACCTGCGTTATCACCAATTGTAATATAACCTTGGTCAGTTAAAATTTGAGTTTCTGGCGCAACACAAAGATTTGACATAGTAACACTTTGTTTAAAAGAACTATGTGTGTTTACATGGTCTGCATTAAATAAATAAATTCTACCTGTACCGATTCTTTCTTGAATATATGAATTAAATAATTCTCTAGCACCAATAACAGTTTTTTTAATCATTTTGTTATTCTCTAAACGAACATATAATTCTTCAAATTTATCATTGTCTTTGAAAAATAATTCATATAGTGTTGGACTATCACCAGGTGAAAATAATGTAATATTACCGTTTTCTACTACACGTTTATAAAATAATCTATTAAATTGAATAGAATAATCCATACCACGTACTCTGTTTTCAGTTGCGCCTTTATTATTTTTAAGTACTAAAATATCCGAAATTTCTTTGTGCCAGAACGGAAAGTGAGTTGTAGAGTTACCACCACGAACACCGTTTTGAGTCGTTGATTTAGTAGCAGCTTCAAAGTGTTTTAAAAATGGAACAACACCTGTATGAACAACTTCACCGTTTCTAATTGAATCACCTAATGCTCGAATCCTACCGAAATTAAGACCTATGCCTGCTTTACTTGCTGTGTATCTTGTAACCGCACCATTACTAGCAATAATTGAATCTAATGTATCATCTACATCAATTAAAGTACATGAACTATATGTTCTTGAAGGTGTTCTTACACCAGACATAACAGGTGTTGGTAAATTTATTTTTAATAATGAAATATCATTATAGAAACTATGAATTTTGTTAATTCTTTCTTCTTTTTTTACATCAGCAAATAAAGTCATAGCAATTAACATAAACATATATTGTGGTGTTTCATATAATACACCTGTTTTTCTATGTTTAAGTAAATATTTATCAATCAATTGTTGAATACCTGCGTATGTAAAATTATAATCACGCTGATGTTTGATTAATTTGTTAATTTTATCTAGTTCTTCTGATGTGTAATTTTCAAGTACTACAGCATCATAAACACCTAAATCAATATTCTTTTGAATTACTTCTTTAATGTGTGGTAAACCGTCAACAGTTTCAAAAACTTCTTTACGTAGTAAATAATTAGCTAAATTAGCAGCAACATACTGATAATTTGGTTCAGTTTCAGAAATTAAACTAGAAGCTGATTGTATTAATACTTTATGTATTTCTTTTGTTGTTATATTGTCATGTAACTGCAATTTAGCGTTCATAGCAATAGTAGAAGCAGAAACATGTTTAACATTTTCTGTTGCCCAAAGTAAAACTTTGTTAATTTTTTCATAATCAAGCGGTTCAGCACCACCATGTCGTTTAACTACGTTAATCATAGAAATTTATTTAGTTTAGATAAAAATAACCAACTTTAAGGGTTGGTTATGTAGGTTATTAGATTACAAATCTACAATATTAAAATCAATATTGCAACTTTTTTCTTAAGAAATTCTTTTATTTATTGTTGTTAAACAGTTTTTGTACTGTTGTTCAAGCTGTTCCAATTCATCAATTTTTTCAAGAATTTCTTTATTTAATTTTTCAACTGCCGAAACAGTGTCTCTTTGTATTGCAAGCAAACTTTCGTTCTTTTGTTTGTTTAATTCTTCTTCAGTATAAATTCGCATGATTAAAAAGTGGTTTTTACTTTAAATAGTTTTATCTTGAAAAAGTCACTAAAGAATTAAAATAAAAATTTCGTTTAGCATGATTTATTTTTTCTTCTATTGTTAAGTCATAAGGTTTATTAAAACCTGCAAGTAGATAACTGAACGCCTTAAGTGATATATCAATGTTTGATATGTTTAATTTCATCTTTTTAAAATAAATAAGTAATTATAGTTTGGTTTGTACATTGTAATAGCGTTTTTAATCATTTGTTCTGGAGTTGTTTTTCCAAAACCAAATTTTCTTGGAATACCACAAGCTAAATACATTTCATTTGGGTCGATGAGTGGTGAATATTTTAATATATTTAATTTCATCTTTCGTAAATATAAATTCTGTTACAATTTTTTAAATAAAAAAACGAAAGTTCTTTATTTTCAACAAAATAAGTAAACCAAACTGAATGTTTAAACCTACTTCCCGTTCTAACTATTGAAAGTTTCATCTTAAATAAATTATTAGTTTGTTAGTTAATAATTTAATATATTTATCATGTCCATTTATTTTACGAACCAATCCTGTATTTATAATTTTATTAGTATGTTGGAACATTTTTAATCTCATCTTAAATAAATTATTACCTTGTTTCTAAATCCTTTTAAACCGTAATCGTCCTTTATTCTTTGGTAAGAAACTGAATCAATAAACTTTACATTACTTCCGTTGTTAATTATTTTAAGTTTCATCTTTTGTAGATTAAAATTTGGTTTTTATATTCAAACATATATTTATATCCGATTTGACTTCTATAATAAAACATAGATTCTTTAAATTTAACAGCTACTATTTTATCTATTACCAATTTCATCTTTCGTAAATGTAAATTTTGTTTAAATCGTATTTATTTAAATCGTAATCATTTTGTAAACATTCGTTTATTGGTGAATATTTAAACTTGCTGTAATAGTAACTCATGTTTAGTACTTTTATTTTCATTTCTTGTAAATATTTATTTCGTTTGAATAAAGTTTAATAAACATATTTGGATTATTTATTAAATGAAATAATTCACTTGTTATAAACCAGTCATATTGGTAAATTGAATATTTAAGTTTCATCTCAAATAAATTATTATTTCATTTAAATCATATTCTTCAATAGGAAACATTAGTAAAGGTTCAATGTCGTTATTTAAAATTAAATATCCTAATATAACTGACTCATTTATTTTACTATCTGATTGTCTTATTTCTAATTTCATCTTTCTAAAATGTATAATTTGTTTGTCATTTCAAATATTTGTTGGTAATTATTTTCAACAAGATGTCCGTAAATAGTTGTTATGTTAAAGGGAAAATCATCATGATTACTTATTTCTAATTTCATTTTTGTAAGTGTAAATTGAATTTATATTATATTCATTATGTTTAACATAATTGTTTGAACCAATTGTAATTAATCTAAACCAAGATGTTGATGTAAATTTTAGATGAGTATTTTCGTATAAATTAAGTTTCATCTTTTGTAAATTTGTAGTTGATTTATCCAGTTTTCTATATTAATCCAATTACAATCTTCTTTTAAGAATAGAATATAAATACTTAATTCATTAAAATGACTAATTGCTTTATTACTAAAAACTACAAGTTTCATTAGTTATTTGTTTATAATAACAAATCTACAATTTTTATTTAATTTAACCAAACTATTTACAATAAAATATCATGGCTCAAGTTGGTTGTACGTCTGGTTCGGTTTTGGTTGATTCTACTAACCGTTATTCATCAAATAATAGTGTTACTGTAACTACTAACCCTAGTAATATTGATGACCAAGAAACTACTACAACATCTTCTGATACAGCTGGTCAAACAACATCAAATTCAACACCTGGTGGAACTGACCCTAATGATGCACCTAAAGTACCTATTGTTAATGTAACACCTGTTGAAACTACCACAAATACTGTTGTTTTATTACCTGTTACTGATTTAACAGGTTTGTTAGATAATGAAGTTTTAATTAGATGTTCTGTTGGTTTATATAAAACAACAACTAATCCTGTTACAGGTGGTACTATAGTTATTGATTTCGGTTATATACCTAAAGGTGGTTCAAATGGTGATTTTAGACCATATTCTTCACAACAAATTAATGTATCTTCTGATTTTAATTCAATAGGCTATAATAATGCTTTTTATAATTCTGAATTTGGTACAGGAATTACCCCTACATTTGATTTTGTTAATAATAAAGTAGTAAGAGTTGAATTTGTTCATCAAATGTATGATTATTTAGCTTATGCTAATACTGATGCAACTTATTTTAATAATCTTATTGAAAAATTTGCTGTTAGAATTAATTCTATTAATACATCTTCAAAAAATATAGGTGTTGCTGCTGTAATCGTATTCTTTTAATTTTGTTTATTCAATAATTTTTATTAGATTACAAAATCAACATAAGTTTTAAACTTTTAATAACATGTTTATTTATTTAATTTCAAACCAAAACGGTTTTTATAAGATTGGTGTTTCTAAAAACCCTGATAAAAGAATAAAATCAATGGAAACAGGGAATCCGGATGATTTGATTATCCTTTATAGGTATACTACTAAACAAGCACATACAATAGAAAGAATTTTACATAGAATGTTTGAATCTTATAGAGTTAAATTAGAGTGGTTTGAGTTACCTATTTATGAAGTACGTAATTTTTTATACAATTGTTCTAAAATAGAATGTAATCTAAATTATTTGGAAGAAAATAAAATTTAATATTATGAAAATTCAAAAAGTTAAAGGATTTAGGTTAAACAAACATTATTTTAAACTGTATTTGTTTGAAATTTTAATCATGTTAACGGTAGATTTAGGTTGTTACATAAGTTTAATTACTTTAGCTTATGATAAAAACTTTGGTTTGTTTTTTAAGAACAAAAGACAGAAATCTTATGGAATAGAATTTAATTTTGTTGACAGAAATACAGTTAACGAGAAAATGTATATATCTGTTTATGAATATAATAATATTCAAAATAACAAAACTAAAGTTATTAATAAGTTATTTCCTATTAAATAGAAATATCTGGTTATAAACAATAAAATAATCCTTAGCTTCTTCGTTATTCTGAATAATAGAATAAATCCAGTAATCTTTTAGGCTTGCATAAACATAAGGTTCTATTTGAAGTTTCATTTTTTTATTTGCGTTTAAGTAAAAATATTTTATTTGTTATTATACCGAAATATTTAGCATTATTATCATTTTGAATTATTGAATAAAAGTAGTGATTTTCATCAAATATGTTATATTGGTCTTTAAGAAATATAAGTTTCATTTTTTTAATATCATTAAAAGGTTGCAATCAAATTCATCTACGTTTAACCATGTATAGGAACCACTTATACTATAATGATATTCAAAGTCAATACATAGATTATAATAAAAGTTACCGACCTTGAATTCATTAGGTGTTGAACCAGGTCGGTTTCCTTGTGTTGGATAGATAATTTTAAGTTTCATCTTTCTAATATTAATAAACTGTTATAAAACCCTTTGATATTTGTAAAGGTTAGAATCCCTAAATATTCAAGTTGAATAGATGTTGTTTCAAAACCTATAAATTTGTAATCTTCTGTTACAGTTGTATCTAATTTCATCTTTTATAAATTAATATTTCGTTTCTACTACCAGAAATTAATTCGTAATAAATATCTAAATCAAACAACATTATTTTATTACTATCTGATTCACTTCTTTTAAAATACAAATGTTCACCTTTCGATTTAATATTATAAAATATATCTAATTTCATCTTTTATAAATATATATGTTATTGCGCCAATCTTCAAAAGTATCTCTTTTTAACTTAAATAAAACTTGATAGATATAACCTCTATCGAATTCTATTGATTTACCGTAGTTATAAATTTTTAATTTCATCTTTTATAAATTATGATTTCATTGTACCAACCAACAAAATTATCATTTTCCAAGCCAAATAGAACTCGATAGATATAACTTCTACCGAATTCCAAATGTGTTTCTCTGTCAACAAGTAATATCATTTCCCCTCAAAAGTGTTGATAATATCCTTCGGGTCCACCACGATTTGTCTGAAGAATCTAGGTTCGTTAATTATTTTACATTCAATTCCACATGAAATAATAACAACTTTTTTGAAACCTGATAAATCTAATGTATCACAATAACCATCGGTTAAGATTAATAAGTTTTCTCTACCAAAGTTTTGTTTTACGTAATTAATACCTGGCATTAATTCGGTACCACCGTAAATATCGTGTAGTTGTTTAAGATTTCTAATATCTTTTTGACTTTTGATTTTTACTATGTTTTTTTCATTAACTACAGTATCACAGAAGACTAGATTACCAACATAATTATCTTTTATACAGAAACCTAATATAGGTTCAACGCAACCACCCATACTTCCACTAACATCACACACAATATTTAATGACTTAATATCATAAAACCTACCTTTAACAATAAATTCACTATCACTGTGTTTTTTGTTGTTTTTCTTGTAAGTTCTGTTTAATGAACCACTACCTTTTAATTTATTTACTGTACTAAAGATAACCTTTAAGAAGTTTTCTTTTTGTGGTGTGATTTGTTTCATTAATTCATCTACAAACCCTGTATC